CCATACTGGAAATTAAACCAGCCAAATGTGTCCTCCGCTTTTCGTTTGTTGAATTTAAATACCTTACGAAGCAGAGGGATTGCATATGCTTTAAATAGTTCAAGCTGCGTGGTTGTCATAGTCCATTGATAGTACCAATCATCTATGATACGAGCTTCTTCTATTGTTTTACCCACCATATTTAGCTGATATTCAATAAGATGTGTGGTGATGTTTGTTCTATTCACCACAACGCGTGGTTCAGGAAAGAATCTATTCTTGCTAATCTCAGCTAAGAATTCCTTCTTATCCCAAACCTCTACGTGTGGACGCTCTTCTATGAATGACAGCTTTATGATGTCTCCCTTGATGTAGCTAATGAAACAAGGAGTACCTATGTAGTCCTTAAACTTGTCTCCTTTTTTGATATCCATTAGAATAAACTTAATTGGTTAGGATTTACGACTATCCTGCGAGCTTTACCTTCAGACTCAATCTTGCTGATTAGTCTCTCAGCCCTATCGATGTAATACAGATAGTTGATGTTGTCCAGAGGATGTTTTTTGTCAAGTTTGTTGCATACAGTGGCCAGCCACTCACCAGCTTCCACTTGGGAAACAGCTGCAGCACCACTATTAGAGTCCTCATTCTTGATTTTCAGGAGCTTCTCTCCACTATTGGAGATGTAATAACGAATCAGCTTATTGTATACAGTCTTATCACCTGTGGATCTATCTATTCCTTCATAATGGAAATCTTTGGATGCTTTCTGCCTTAAGCAGAAGTCAAAGATGTTATTATGACCGCGAATAGTATCAGTAACAGGTATATTACTAACAAAATATTGTTCCAAAGCAATCGGGACAATACGCGCTGACTTGTTCTTATGAAGCTCGAAATCTGTGAGGAAATCGCCTTTCTTCTTGACTTCTCCATCTGTTTTTATCGCAAGATAGTCATTTACCGTGGAAAATATAATCTTTTGATAGTCAGCTCTTTCCAGCTCATATTGTGTGAGCTCTGACCACCACTTATTCACCTCATGCATTTTATCTATCAGATCCTTCTTGATTCTAATAGTGACACCATCGGTGTTAGCAGAGATGACATTGATACCAGCTAGCTCATAAGCCTCGATGAGCATCATCAGGCTAAGCTCGCCAGTAATAGTGGTGAACATGGTGAGTTGTCTATCATAGATCCAGTTCTGTACATCACTGGATTTGCCATAAACAGAGTTTACAGCAAGCTTAAGGGCTCCCACAATACCCTTAATTTTCTTGTCCTTCTTAGCTAAAGGCTTGAGTTCCAATCGTTTCTCAAACATTGTCTTATAGCCCTGAAGGAACTCTTTACCCAAGTGGCGAGGATAGCGTCCATTATTGATGATGATGGCAGGATAATAACTGCTTACATCCCAATCAATAATCTCATACTCCTCATCAGCTTCAAATATCTTGGGTTTATTCTCTGTGTGCAGCCCACCCTTCATAAAGGAATACACGTTCCCATAGAAATGTAGCTCCTCTTTGAAGTCATCCTTCATAGTTAAGCTCATCTTTCTGATACGTGCTAGGAATTGCTGCAGTTCGGGAGTCTGAAACTGTACATACTCTGCAATACAGTTCTTTATGTACGTTTTCTTCTCAAACTTACCACTCTTTGGTAGATCACGATAGTCTATATTCTTTTCTTGGCAGTAATACTTCTTAATCATTTCATCACCAATCTTACTGTCAGAATAGTTTAGACACGGAATACCAAACTCTTCTCGTATATCTTCTCTGAGCTGTATTCTGTTGTCACCCTTGTACAAAGGATGATCTGTCTGCCCAATAGTGATGAGGTAGAACTGGTAAGTGGCCCACACATCATTCAAACAATAACCAGTGGTTTCAATGATATCCTCTTTGGTCATCCCTTCCTTGTTATGATCTATGGGCATCTCCTCAATGTTCTCGAGGTCCATTTCAAACTCTAGTCTCTTTAGACTAACGCGTCTATTCTTGTTGTCAAAGTGGTGAATCTTGAAGAGATCAATCTGTTTGAGGCTTAGGTCATGCTCCCTGAATTCAGGAAACACATCATAATTTGCATCATGTATGACATCAGCTGCCTTCTGGTGTATTTTGGCTGTTATTTCCAAGTTGGAAAGCTCATGCCAATATTCATTGTTACGCAGTACCCATTCCACCACTTGAGAGTCAAACCGAAGATTATTGTAGCCCACCCAATAATAATCTTTATACTGCTCGGTGAACTTAACAAACGCACCCAGACTGTTCTCTTCTTGATTAACTTTAAATACCCTATACGGTTCTTGAGGAACCAATACCACCACTAGAAAGTATTCTTTTAAGGTCTCAATGTCATATATGAGTACATTCATCATTTCTTCTTTTTAGGAGCAGCTTTCTTTTTGACAGCAGGCTTTTTCTTCTTTTTCTTAGATTCTTCTTCAAGACCAAATGCTGCAAGAGCAAGTGCTGATCTTAACAATTGACCTGGTCCTTCCTCTGATGCAATGACAGATGCAAGTGCTGCAATTAATTCACTTGTAGGACAGTCTACATCAACAGCTGCAGTTTCATCTTTGTACACTGTAATGTTGAAATGTCCAAGTTTTTGTGAACTTGCAGCTTTTTTTTCAAATGCTTTCTTTGTAGTTTTTTTAGCGGTTGCCATGTTATTTAATTATAAATGTTCCCACCCTCTGTTACAAGAGTGGGAACTGTGATTCAAATTTACCTAATCTTACGCATACGAACAACAAATCTTTTGTACTGGTTACTAGGCTTGTAATACATTTTGTTGTTATCAAGCACGAGTCTGTTAGTTCGTTTGGCTCTGAAGATGGTGTCAATCAAACGATTAACTGCATCATCATTAGAGTCATCTGAGTAAACTAAAGGTGTGATTTTGCTCCAACAGGAGCGATAGACGAGTGTAGGCATGGGATGAGTATTTATATGTTTAGAAATAAATACGGAAATGATCAGTGTGCAGTTCTACCCTCTTAGGTGTACCCTCAAAAGTAGTGCCTTCAGGAACAGTGAGCGCTTTTGGTGCAGCCACTTGATCTTTTGCTTTACGTTCTTTCTTTGATCCTTCCCACTCTCTAATCTTAGTGGTAGTCTTGGCAAGCTTATACAATTTGATAGCAAATGCAGAAGCACTTGATGCTCCAAAACGCTGATACTCTCTGCGAGCAATGCGCAAAATGGGCTCTCCTGTACGGATGAGCTCTTTCATGTCTTTGATGTCTTTCCAGCTGTAGAAATAAGGATTTGTCATGTTGTTGAATTTAATTGTGAGTTAATTAAGCGATTTTAGCGAAGCAACACATGGGTGATGTGTCTTTGTAGGCAGCATATATGTATTTTCCCTTATCAGTTTCATACACTGTATGATTGACAGGGTTATCATACACATATGTCTTGACCACTTTCTCATCTCTGACGGTGAAGAAGGTTCCTATAGTTTCTGTCAAAGGAACGCGTCTGGCAAATGTCATAATGAAGTTGTTCTTAAACCTAGCTATGTGTTCCTTCATATGTCTAACGGTGACACAATAGTCTAGATCATAGAGCACATTGGGTTCATTAGGATTTGCATTAAGGATGTCTCCTAGTTTAAGAGCCACCCTACCATTCAGATGTGTGAGTTGATGTATGGCTGTGATTTTGTCCATTTCATATATCTCAAACTCATTGAACCCCTTGGATTTCAAGAAGTTGAGATAGTCTTGGATGTTTGGACCAGCAAGCCCAATAATCTTATTGAGCTGTGCTTGTTGAAAGAATGAGAATAGGAATTCTCGCACAGCAGCCTTCTGTGTTCTTTCTGCAGTTTTTAATAGAGATTGGGTGTACGTTGTCATGTTAAAAGATTTGAAATCCTCCACATTTGCGAAGGAAGGTGACAAAATTATGTACATGATACAGAGGTGCACTGTGAGATGGAAATGCTAGCACACCATCTTCTCCCACAACCCCTTGATAGCGAATAGTGCCTATTGGATAGTCTTCATTGAGCTTATCTATTACATCTTCTGATAGAAAACGACCATTTGATGTAACCCAACTACCCAAACACAGATAGAACCTGTCATCCATGTCATGCATATTTGCATTATTGAGCATCATGAACAGCTCTATAGCATCAGCTAGATGATTACATTCTTCCTGTGTTTCAAGCCCTGCACCACTATTCTCTCCCCATAGGCTAGTGTCATATCCCAGTTGTGCCACCTTGATGGCCATATCAGCTATTGCATGAATCGGTCTCCAACCCCACCAATTGCTCCTGAAATACACACCAGGATTGTTACTGTAGAACAGATCCATAGAGTTTATGTACATATCTCTTTCATACTCTGTGGCTGTTTCCCAGTTTGGCTCTTGTGGACGCTCCCCAACTATTTGAGGATTGATCCCAGCGATGTCTACTCCCATAAAGTTTTGTTTAAAGGTGATTGATTCCAATCTGCCATTATTTTACGTGCTCTGTCAACCCCATCATTCTTTTTGCATAGGATGCCCACTTTAAGTTCTTGCATCCATACATGAAAATTGGGATCTGATTCTGTTTGTGCTCTTTCAGCCTCAATCTCTTGAAGCCTTTCAATAGATGTGTACTCTAATGTCATGTTGTTTAATTTTGATTATTTAATCTTCTCCAGTGTGTTCATCAACATCATCATCGTCTCTAAGATAGATTTCACCCTCTCCATGGCATACAGGACAAGCTACATCTGGTGTAGCACCATATCCTGAACCATTACAATTACCACACAACCAAGGCCCTTCATCATCATCTTCCTCTTCCTCATCATACAATCCAGGGATGCAAAGAACCACCTTGTCCATGTGAGCAATAGGACGAATCTCATCTTCCTCATCAAATGAGTCTTCATCAATCTCTACATCAACATAACCATCCCATTCTTCTAGAATATGGTTGATGTCTTTGAGAGTGATATCTCTAAGTACCTCCACCTCATGTCCTGCGTCCCACCATCCAATTTCATCTGGATCTGCTAATATCTGTTCATCATACATCAGATAGGGCTCAACAGGCGCACCATTTTTGGAGATGAATTCTTCTAGGCTTTCTGTAGGATGTTTGTCAAGCTCCCACACTTCCGAATATTCTTTTCTAGTGCCAGGATTAATCTTGGTGATGAACCATAATCCAGGCTCTAATTGTTTAGGCATGTGGCTCTTAAATACGAGCTCTACGGTTATAAACATTATTGTTTATTTTTTAGATATTTCTGAATATCAACTCCTTTGAATGTACGTTTCTGTGGACTAGCTGCACCCATAGGATCTTGTGTATTATCTACGCGTACACAGGCGTATATGTCATTACCTAGGTCACTAATGACCTTCCAGCTCTGATACATACTACTGCCTGCTGTTCCCATTTCGTGTCTTTCCACTAGCTTTCTAAAGATTGTTCCTACCATATTTAATTGTTTTATTCTGTTTCGTTTGATATAATAGAGGCATATATCTCTGCATAAACGGGATGACGTTTGGCAAATATTTTAAATGCCATCTCATACCTGTTAAGCTCTATCTCCAAAGGAAATAGCTCAGCATCTAATGAGTCAATCACCTTTACCTTTTGCTCTAGCTCTACAATCTGCTGGTTTAGAGCCTTAATCTTCCTATCCTTGGTGGACACCTGATAAAGAAGAACAGACATGGTGAGCACTATGCCTACAATTATTACTACTTTGTTCATGAGGATGTGTTTTTATCATCGTGATTTAAAAAGTCTTCACCCTTGTAATCAGGGTGGTCTCGTTTCATTTTATCTATCCCTTTCACCCACAGCACTGCTATAAGAAAGCTGATAGTGAAGGAAATAATAATGGCTGGTGTGTTCATAACTAACTGATTTATAATGTGTTATGCATTACTGTTTGCATGAATCTTTACAAAATATTCATGCATTTACTTCCTGAGTTGGCCATTTATAGCTCACACATGAGCGATAATGTGACTTATAAAGGACCAATATGAGCCATAAAGTGCATTATATGACTCATTATGGGTGTTTTTGGGTATGGATACAGTTTTACGTACGTAAAAGTGTGATTTACAACACTTTTTCAAACATAAAAAAGGAACAGCCCATATTTCAGGGCTGTTCTCTCATCCTTAGTAACCCAACTCGTCAAGACGTAGAGCATCAGCCTTTACATGGAACACGCCATGCAAGACCTCATACTCAAAAATTAGTTGAATACGGTTGGCTAAGGTTTTGAAATTAATGAATTCTCGAGGGGGTAAAAGGATGATTTTCATAACTAATTGATTTAGAATTGTTTAACACGTGTAATAATCTTGCCTCTGCCCCTGCAGCCATATCCATTTGTGGCACAGCTCTGAAGCATAAATACAGCAATAACTGCTAGAAGGAGTAATTTTTTCATTAGAATTTATTTTTTAGAGTTGAAATGATCATCATCCAATCCTTGATAAACACCATAACAGGCATTGTCCCAATACTTAGCATCCCACATAATGAGGCTAACAAAAGCATTCCATAATAGATATGGTGTAACTAATATCATAGACACACCATAATAGATCCATTTTAATACCATAACTAATTGATTTTAAATTGTTTAAATAATAAAAAGGGCCCCAGTGTGGAAACACAGGCCCGAAATATAAAATGAAAAATTAAGTGATCCTGATTGGATTCAAACCAATGGCCCACAGCTTAGAAGGCTGTTGCTCTATTCAACTGAGCTACAGGATCAGCACATAAACATTACTGGTTGTCAGATGTAATCAAGCTGTCCAACTGACCCTCTAGAGCCACTGTACCAACCCACCTATTGTCATCCCAGACAGTAATTGTACTATCTGTCACCACAAATTGGTATTCCACATTAGATCTGTCCATCCTGTTATTAATACTATCCAGAGTTTCAACACCTCTGAAGGACAAATATAACGAGCACAGAGATATAACACCTGTAATGCTCAAAGAAATAATGCATGAGAGATTGCTTTTCATCTTTTTTGATTTTTAATGATTATGAAATAGTTATTCAGCAGAACGCTCATATAGATCGTTCTCCATCCTAATCTCATATTGTTCCATGTCTCTATAGGCTAAATAAAGACCGAACATAAGGAATAATGTTAACATAGTTAATTGATTATTAAGGGTTTGTAAAAAAATATGGATTTTGTGCCTCTATCCACAAAGCCTCTGATCTGTGAAGATGTACGAACAGATAAACACCTGATACATAAATAAGCAGTTTATAGACATGCTCAGGTCTCGGCTAAGCCAATCATCTTTACCCTTTTCAGAGATTATCCAGATGGTGGCTAGATCTTATGATTGGGACATCCTGGGACTTAACCCTTTACTACCCACTTTTTATGCAGCACCCTTTCAGGTCATAAGATACATATCCCTCTGCACTCAGATGTATAACTTTTATTAATGTAGCTGTTATACTTATTGTGTTACACATCTGTCAGCCCTTGGGAAGCTGTTTGTGGTGCATTAATGCTATATTTATTCTTGTAAGCTTATAATTGTGCAATGTCTGGTTTTACCCCTAAAAAGTGGTAATGGGTCACACAGCCTCTCTCTAACTCACAGAGAATCAATGCGTTATGCATCTTAATATGTCCCACCCAAGGAACATTTCATGTTTCCCCACCCATATATATAAGGAATAAAAGAAAGTCTCCCCTGATTGAGGAGACTTTCGATTAATCTTACACTAATGAGCTGGCAAGGATGTTGTTAACAGCTTGCTCACTCAAACCGCTGGTGCTAACCTTGCTACGAACGTGCTGCTGAACAGCAATTTCGATGTCTGCACCAATAGTACGCTCTTCGATGGCGCAAGCCTGCAACTCTTCGAGTGTGCTGAACACGGACAGAGCACTCTCACGAGCAACCTGCACGGGCTTACCATCTTCGCCCATCAGAGGGTCACCATTCTTGTCAAGCTGACCAATCATAGTGGTGTCAACCACTGCATAGAATGGGAACTTAACCTCAGCCTTAGGCTCGTAGCCCAACTCTGCCATCTGGTTCTTGTGGATGAAGAAAGTTTTACCGTACGCAGTTTTTGCAGTGAAGTTGCCTTTCTCTGACCATACGCCTGATTTGATACGCAGTTCTTGTGCCATAATTATTCGACAGTTTTTTACAAGGTGACTCCTTGTTAACGAAGCACGGGGGGTGGCTCCCACCGCGCATCCTGCCCCCGGGTCCTTGGTGTGGAGTAACCTCCCCCTTCACGGATAGGGGGGTTTTTTCACGTGGAACAAACTAGGGGGGATAGTCAACCTAGAGGTTTACCCTAGGGGGTATTTTGTAAGGGTATGGGTTTACGGAAAAAAATTTGTTGGATATATGGGGGATGTGTTGTAACTTTGGGGTGGAGGGTGGGTTATTAGACTCTATACCTCCTAGGGATAGATAGTCAATAGGTGGTTGAATGTGGTGAATGGAGATCTCCATAACTAAGGATTTAAGAATGGGAATGGTGTATCTGGTAGGGAAAAAGGACATAATATAGCAATAGTGTAAAAGATTGTATTTGACTATGTTATAAATACTTCCTATCTTTGTACTAACTAAATATATGAAAACCACCATCGTATTACAGAAACTAAGGAAAGCTGAGAAGGATAACACCCTACTGGCTGAGAGGTATTATACCATCCTGTCTGCTGTAAACGATCTGAAGCTGACACAGAGAGAAATACAGCTCCTGGCTTTTGCTGCTGTAAGGGGTAATATTTCTTACGCTAACATACGTAAGGATTTCTGTGAAAAGTATGGCACCACCAATGCCTCCATAAATAACATCATTTCTAGGCTGAAGAAGGTAGGGGTGCTGGTGAAGGATGGGACAAAGGTGAAGGTGAATCCACAAATCTTGTTAAACTTTGAACATGATGTCACCCTTGAAATCAGACTTGTTCACGGATAAGCCCGTGAGCCTCTCCATCAAGGACTACATCATCAGAAAGATGGCGGTCAAGGTGAGGATGAGTGAGAAGACGCTGGAGACCATTATTAACCACCAGTTCCAAAGCGCTAACGAGGCGTTGACACAGAATAAGAGTGTGGAAATCAGTGGGTTTGGGAAGTTCTTTTTCAACGAGAAAAAGGCGCACAAGACGATGGAGAAGTTTCTGAGTCAGAAGGCGCTTTTTGAGAAATGGGCAAATGACGAAACGCTGCCAGAAGCCAAAAGGAAGTCGGCAGCATTGAAGCTTCAAATAGCTCTGGACGGGATAAGAGACTTAAAACCAAAGATATATGAAACTAGTGTCTCAGATTTACGAGGGTTGGAGGAACAACCTACTGCCCCCAGAGAAACTAAAGACAGCGATAAACGAGACGAGTAGGGAAAGGATAAACATCTGCAAGGGATGTGAATACCACTCTGCTAACAGAAAGAACTATAAAACCATCCGTCTTGATGCTCATTGTACCCATTGTGGGTGCACCCTGTCTGCCAAAACCAAATGTCTTTCATGTGCCTGTCCATTAGAAAAATGGCTGGCAGTGGTTACGCAAGAACAAGAAGAGCAAATGAAAAAAGATGGAAAATAGACAAGAAGTCACCCTTAAAAAGATACCTCTGAAGTTATTCATTGAGGTGCTGACAGATGCCTGGAACAAAGGTGCTGATTACGTGGATATTATAGGCATACCTGACGATTTCCAAGATAACATAGGAATATCTATTAAAGAGGAGTATTATACAAAGGGAGACAAAGAGGATTTTGATGTAGAGATAGAGATTGATCCCTCTAGAAAACTTGATGACGAAGATTTAAACCAATTAATATGAACCCTGTAGTAGAAGCATGGATTGTTATTGAAAAGCTGGGAGCCTTGGTGGCTACACCAGGAGTATCTGAAGATGTTAAAACTCTAGCTAACGAACAGATTGCTAAGCTTTTGAAAGACGTGATTACGCCTGGATTAAGCAAGTTGTCTGCAAGTTCGGCTGGAATTATAGCCTAAATTGTAGATATGGGAAAACCCAATGATTACTATCGAGTGCTTGCACTCCTCCAGCAGTTGCACATAAGCTATCCAAACTATAACATGGGTAGACACATTGCCACTGCACTTGATGGGTATGGGGATGTGTGGGGACTCACTGATAAAGAGATATTGTTTGCTCTTGAGAAGTATAAGGCTGAGCTTGATATGGATGTACCCCATACAGATGAGAGCGAACTTGACCAGATTATAAAGGATGGCATGAATCTGGAGAACATTTTAAAAGAGCAAGATGGCGAAGACTATTAAAAAAACTACATATATAAATGCTGAGCTTGACTGGGCTGAAGAACAGTTGAAAAGCTGGAAAGCATATGTGGATGCAAACCCTCTTCACGAACTAAAAGACAGGATTGAATGGAAACCTACAGCCAAAGGAGGTATGATGCCTATGGTGATTGCTTCTATTGAGGCACAGGGTAAGTTCATCCAAGAGACTATGAAGAATTACCTTGCTCTTCTGGAGGTTGTGGAGAAACTGCGTGAGAAAGAAGAAGCTAAGGTGGAAGTGAGAGGTAATGGAGAGTTAAGCTCTATGGCTGAAGACTTCCTCAGGAGCAGACGATAATGAATGGCATACAAAGCATAGATTACAAAGACTGGCTCATTAACCAGGGACGTCTGCCTGACCGTGAGTCTGCAGAGTATAAGCCATTTTTTGACTTTCATAGAGAAATATGTCTAAACGGGTGTTCAATGAATGGGGTGTACATCAACCCATTCCTTTACTGGCACCTGAACGTGTGGCACACAGAGGTGGATGTGATAGATGAGAGAGGAAGAATCTCCCAGAAATATGCCAATCCTCTCCTACGTGACAATGAGTGGATAGTGACAAATGAGATAGACAGAGCACAACAAGAAAAAAAGGGCTTGGTAATACTAGGAATACGACGTTTTGCCAAGTCTGTTTTAGAGGCTTCTTACATAGGGTGGGGCGCTACATTTGATGAGAATTCCCAGAATGTGATCGCTGGGTTGAATGCCCCCGATATAAAGCTGATCACAGACAAGCTGGACAAGGGCCTCAACTTCCTACCTGAAGCATGGAGATGGCAGAGAGTTGAGGACAACTGGAAAAACCAAGTCACCCTAGGTATTAAGACCAAATCAGGAGAGCGTATACCGTTCTCTCAGATACTCATTCGTAACCTAGATGAGGGTAACAATGAAGAGGCTATTGCAGGTACTAAACCACGTAAACTAATTATTGATGAGATTGGTAAAGGGAATTTCCTTAGAGGTTTCCAGGCAGCTGTGCCTGGTTTCACCACACCTTATGGATGGGGTTGTTCTCCCATTCTTACAGGTACTGGTGGTGACATGAAGCGATTCATGGATGCTAAGTCTCTGATGTTTGATGTAGATAACTTCAACTTCTTAACCTACCAGAATGAAAAAGATGAGAAACGTATTCATGGCCTGTTTATTTCGCATAAGTATCGAATGGAGGCTAAGGAAGAAAGTACGTTGGGTGCGTTTCTAGGGGAGCCTGAAGGAAGTGATATTCATGAGGTTAGGATGTTGGTGAGTAATGAGGAGAAGGCTAAACAAATTACAGAATCTAATCTAGAACGCCTGAAAAAGGCTGGAGATAGAGTGGCCTATCTGAAAGAGAAGATGTACTATCCCATGGAAGTGGATGACATCTTCCTGAATGAGGACACAAACATATTTGACATAGAAGCAGCTAAGCGACAGAAAGCTAGGCTGATTAATCAGGAACGTACAGGTACACCTGTAATTCTGTTCCATGATGGAGAGAAGATTAGTCATGAGTTTACAGACAAACAACCCATCACTAACTTCCCCCTAAAGAATACGGATCTGAAGGATGCTCCTGTAGTGGTATATGAGTTTCCTTTAGAAAACCCACCGTACGGACTCTATGTAGCAGGAGTTGACCCTTATAGACAAGGACAAGCTGCCTATTCTACATCTTTGGGTTCTGTATATATTTATAAGAGAATGCACGACATAACTGGTGAGAAATACCAAGATATGTTCGTAGCTTCGTATTGTGCAAGACCTGATAAGAAAGAAACCTGGGAAGAACAGGCTAGACTTCTTATCAAATACTATAATGCACGTACGCTCTGTGAAAATGATGACATCTCCTTCATAGAATATATGAAAGCTAAAGGAGATGCACACTACCTTGAGAAACAACCTGAATGGTTGAAAGAGGTGGTGCCTGGTACCACTGTAAAGCGTGAGTACGGGGTGCACCGCTCAGCAGATAAGATAAGAGACTATCTGCACAACTGTCTGAAGAAGTATATGGAGGCTGTTGTATATCAGGAAAAGAACGAGGATGGTGATATCATCAAAGAGGTGACGGGTGTGTCAAAGATATTTGATCCTGTTCTGTTGGAGGAAATCATCCAATATAACGATCAGGGTAACTTTGACCGTATCGTAGCAGCAGAACTAGCTATTGCACAGGCTCTTAAGATGGACCCCATACTTGGAAAGGTGGGTGGATCAGGAGATGACAGACTGAAAGCATTCTTTAGACCAAACAAGAAAAACCAGCTATTTACAGAATCAAGAGGACTATTCCCAAGGAAAAAAAGTAAATTGTTTACATAATGGCAATTATTAGATATACGAAAGATGCTACCATTAGGTATGCCTATCTTAACATCTTTCCTGACCAGTTCAAGACTGACAAGGAGAAGCAAGATGAGAGCTGGATCAAAAACACAATGGACTACTTTGCAAACAAGGCCTATGCTGAGTTTGTAAAGAACAGAGACACATTTGTCAAAAACTACGACCTAATGAAAGGTATCCTGAGGATGGAAGATTTCTATCAGGAACCTCAGGTGCGTTCATTTACAGATGTCCTTACAGCAGATCTGCAATTGCCAGCCTATGTAAAGATGTACTCAATCATCACCACTCCTGTTAATGAACTGGTTGGTGAGATTAGTAAACGCCCTGACACATTCAGGGTGAAAGCATTTGATGATGATAGCAAATCTGAAGAGTTAGAATTTAAGACGCAGATTCTTCAAGAATATGTTTTAGGAAAAGCTAGACAACAAATCTTGGCAAATGCTGCCATGAATGGTGAAGAGCTTTCTGAGGAAGAGGTGCAACAAATGACAATGGAAGATGTGCAGGATGTCCTGGACAGTTACACATCTGTAGCTGAGAAGTGGGCCAATCATGTGCTGACATGTCAAAAGGCTGAGTTTAATCTGAAGGAGAAATCAGAAGATGCCTTTAGAGATATGCTTATTTCTGGACGAGAGTTCTACCACATCTATGAGGACAACTCTAAGCTGGGATTCAACATTGAGGTGGCTAACCCCAAGAACACATGGTTCCTCACCACTCCTGACAGAAAGTATATTTCTGACCCTACAGGTAGAGCACAAGGTGCGTATGCTGCTGGTACAGTTCAGGTTATGGAGCTTTCGGAAATCATTGAAAGCATTCCTGATCTCACAAAAGAAGAGATTGACCACCTCAGGAGCTCACTTCAAGACTATGGATTAATTAACGTACGTGAGTCCAATCTTGGAAACCCCAACGTGGTTCCTGGTATTGACTCAGTGACATATGATACATTTGACCCGCTTGTTCTCCAAACTCGTATGATTATTGAAAGCGAGATGAAGGAGAATAGTGATGGGCTGAAAGACTTTTTGGGACTCACATCAAATGTGTCTTCATTTGGATACAAATATGTTGTCGTTAGAGGTTATTGGTTAAGTAAGAAGAAGATAGGTAAACTCATCTATATAGACGAGCTTGGTAATGAACAGTCTGTTCTAGTAGATGAAAACTATAAGAGTGGTAGCATTCCTACACAACAAAGTTTGGAGTGGGGATGGATTAACCAGTGGTATCAGGGAACCAAGATAGGTCCAGATATCTATCACGTTAAACCGTTCAAACTTCTTAACTATTGCCCTATTGTTGGTATCACCTTTGAGGTGAAGAACACAGAGGCTAAGAGTCTTGTAGATTTGATGAAGCCTTTCCAGGTGCTGTACAACGTGTGTATGAACCAGCTCTACAAACTGTTAGAGAAGGAAGTGGGTAAGGTGTACCTGACATCCATCAGACACATCCCCGTTCCTAAGGATGGTGATGCTCAAGATGCCCTAGACATCTGGGAACTGGAGGCAAGAAACAGAGGTGTTGTCTTTATTGATGACAGCCCTGAGAACCTGAAGAGTCCCTCTAGCTTCAACCAGTTTAGAGACATTGACCTCACACGTACACAAGAGATACAATCTCGTTACACACTGGCCCAACAGCTTAAGAGCGAATGTTGGGAACTCGTAGGAATGAGTAGACAACGTATGGGATCTATTACAGCTAGCGAATCTGCTACAGGTGTAAACACAGCTGTACAACAGTCTTATGCTCAAACAGAACCCCTGTTTATAGCACACGAATATGTAATGGGCCAACTCTACCAAGCCATCATTGATGCTGCCCTGTATGTAGAAAGCAAGAAGCCTCAGTCTACGCTTAGTTATATTACTAATGAGGGTGAGTCTGCTTTTGTTTCTGTTAACGGGTCTGACTTAAAGTTCCGTGACCTGAAGGTGTTCTTGACAAATCGTCCTGAGGATACACAGATGTTCAACGAGTTGCGTCAATTGGCTCAACCTTTGATGCAGAATGGTGGATCTCTGTATGATGTAATTGAGCTGTACAGCACCAAGTCAATGAGACAAATGAAGAAGGTGTTCAAGGATTTGCGTGACAGACAGCAGAAAATGGAAGAGCAGAAAATGCAGATGCAGCAGCAACAAATTGAACAACAAGGTCAAATTGCTCAAGCTCAGATGCAACAAGCTCAAGTGCAGAAAGAACAGGACATAGCTAATGAGAACTATCAGAATGAGCTGGACCGTATCAATAAAAAAGAGATTGCTCTAATTGCTGCAGAGTCCAAGTCTATGGGTATGGGACTGGCTGATGTTGATGAGTCTGGAACTCCTGATGTGCTGGAAATCAGTAAGATAAGTGCAGAAAGAGACAGAACTGCAAAGGACTACCAGATGAAGATGGCTGACATCAACACAAAGAATAGACTGGCTGCTGAGAAGCTAGCTCTTGAAAGAGAGAAACTTCAGGTGGCTCGTGAGAACCAGAAAAATGACCTAGCTGTAGCTAAAGAAAACGCAAAGGGTAGATCTAAACCACCTAAATCTAAGAAATAATGTTTGATAGGCTTATAGATCTAATAGGAAATTGGATAGAGAAACTCCTACCATTCTTTATTGTTATGGATTATGAGGGGGCTGTTATTCTTAGATTTGGTAAATTCCATAGGGTGGCTAAGCCTGGCTTGCATTTCAGAATCCCTATTGTGGATGAGTTTATGACAAACCACGTTGTAGTCACTACACTCAGCCTTCCTCCGCAGAGTCTGTACACCAAGGATAAGCAGAATATTGTGGTGAAAGGAGTAATTAAGTATAGGATTGCTGACGTACAAACATTTCTTCTGGAAGTGTATGACGCACAGGATGCTATATCTGACATGACCCAATCTATTATCAAGAACGTGATAATGGACAAAACCATGGATGAGTGCATTGATCCTGAGATTGACAACACATTAGCTAAGAAAGCTAGGGTGGAAGCTAAGAAGTGGGGCGTTGAGATTCAACAAGTTACGCTCACAGACCTAGCTCCAATCAAGAGTTTTAGGCTCATAAATGACACGGTGATAAACAAACTTGATTAGAGCAAAAAACATTAATGCTATATTATCCTGAAAAATGGACAATATGATGCTCTAACTCTTTGTGATTCAATGACCTTTATATACTTTTACGTTTCATAAACCAATAAAAAACAACTACATATGGCTGAGAACCTTGATACGCCATCGTTTGGCAACTTTAGTATTGAGAACACCATGGAGATGGGTCCTGGTAGTACAGAACTTCTTAATGATCTTTTGTCCCCAGAAACCTCTACAAGCAACCCTGATCAAATTCAGGAGATTATAAAAGAGGCCACTCCTCCTGAAGCCCCCAAAACACCAGATGTTCCAAAGGGTAAGGATATTGTTCCTAAAGAAGATGGTAAAGATCTTTCAGGTCAAGAGCTTATTTCTAGCTTCCTGGGAGATAATGCTGGGGATGAGGAAGAAGCACAAGAAGCTGATCCTCAACCAGTTAAGAAGAAAGCTCCTGCTGCTGAAGCTAAACCTGCAGAGCAAGCTCCTGAAACAACTGAAGAAGGTGGTGAAGAAGAGCAAGTGAGTCAATTCACAGCTCTGTCTAAAGACCTCCTCAAATTAGGCGTCTTTTCACAGGATGATGAAGAAGAGGATATTAACATCTCCACTCCTGAAGAATTCCTAGCACGCTTCCAAGAAGAAAAGAAAAAGGGAGCTATTGAGGTGGTAAACAACTTCATTGGTCAATTTGGTGAAGATTATCAACAAGCGTTCGAGGCTATATTTGTAAAAGGCGTTAATCCGAAAGACTATTTCGGTACATATGATAACGTAGTGAGCTTTACAGAAATGGACTTGTCACAAGAGAACAATCAAGTGACAGTGATCAAACAAGCTCTAGCTGATCAAGGGTTTGAGCCTGAAGACATCAACACAGAGGTTGAAAGGCTTAAAAACTATGGCGATCTGGAAAGTGTAGCAACAAAGCACCATAAAGTGCTTGTTAAAAAGGAAGCCCAGAAACTTGCCCAAATGGAGCAAAGAGCTGAGCAAGAGCTACAACAGAAACAAGCTGTCAAGAATCAGTATGTTAATAACGTTCAGCAAGTCCTTCAGGATAAGCTGAAATCCAAGGAGTTTGACGGAATCCCCATCAACCCTAAGTTGGCAAACGAACTACAAGACTTCCTGCTGGTAGATAAGTACAAAACAGCATCAGGAGAAACTCTCACAGATTTCGACCGTACCATCTTAGAGTTGAAAAGACCTGAAAACCATGCAACTAAAGTGAAGGTTGCATTGCTACTGAAGATCTTAGAAAAAGATCCCACTCTATCTACCATCCAAAAGACAGGCGTTACGAAGAAATCTAACGAGCTGTTTGGGGAAGTAGCTAGACAAGTGACTAAAGCTAAGTCAGCAACTAGCGGTGGCTCTCAGCCTTCTAAACAAAATTCATGGTTTTTATAATTTTTTCTTAAACACAAAAGGATAAAAAATGGCAATTCAAACAATCCCAGGTCTAACTGGCTTCACGTATGCTCGTGTCGCTTCTATGGACAAGCGTGCTGTAGGTAAGCTAACTGACGCTAACCACCTGGAGAGCTTTCACTCAACCGAGCCTGCTGATTACGACAAGAAGATCATCAGTCTCTATACACAGAGCTCTCTGTACAGCAATGACTTCCTTGACATGATCAACAAAAGCACGCCTTATTACATTGATAATAATAGCGATGCTTGGAAATGGCAAGTAGCTGTTCCCTACAAATTCCCCAAAATCATCGACGTACCAAACTCTACTCTCGAGTTGAGCAAGCCTGGTATCGATGGTCAAGAGTTCCAATTGGTGCTTGACACAAACGAGTTCTCTAAGAACGCAATCGTTTCTGTTGGTAGCCGTCAGTATGGTCCTCGCTTCTATGTTATCAAGGACCCTATTCCTTGGAACATGGGATTCTTGTACAGTTTCACACTTGTGACTGACAACCCCACTGTAGACTTTGTAAGTCCTACATTCTTGCAAGTGGGTATTGAGCTTGAGCTGGTAGATGCTGCAATCGGTGAATTCGATCAGGATCTGCTTGGTCTTCCCCGTTTGGGTGAGCAAATCACTATGTTTGAATCTCTGGGTTCTGCATATGGTTTCGAGCACAAAATCACTGAGTGGGCTGATGACAAAATGATGCGTGACTCTGCAGGACGTCCTCTGGATATCCTTGTATATGCACCTCAGCGTCGTAACCAACTTCCTTTAACTCGTAACGATGTTAAATGGGAGCCATTTATTGAGTTCTGGATGCGCAAATCTATGCTTGAGTTGAAAGTTAAGCGTATGATTTGGTCTCGTCCTGGTACTGTTAAAACTAACGGTAGCAAGCAAGAACTGAAGCGTACATCTGCTGGTGTTTACCATCGTATGCGTAACAACGGTAACCTCGTACAGTACAACCGTGGTGAGTTCACTGCGAACTTGATCCGTGCTGTGTTTGGTGATCTGTTCTATCGTCGTGTGGATGTTAAAGATCGTCGCGTTAAAATGTATACAAACGAAGCAGGTTTTGACGTGTTCCAACAAGCTTTGAAGACAGACGCTTTGAACAGTGGTCTTACCTTCATGGCTGATAGCGGAAACCGTTACATGCAGGGAGAAGGACAACACATCACTTACAACTTTGCATTCGATGCAATGGTTACTCGTGAGACTGGTCGTGTTGAACTGATTCACCTGAAGGAACTTGACCTGCCTCAATCTAACCTGGAATTCGGTCAGAACAAGAAGTCTACCCCTGTATTCATGGTGTTTGACGTATCTCCAATGTCTGATGGTTCTATGGTTAACAACATCCGTGAAGTTCGTATGAAGGGTGCACCTTCTATGACTTGGGGATATATCGATGGAACTCGCCACCACTTAGGCTTTGCTAAGTCTCAGGGTATGAGCTCTGCGAACAAATTCCCAGGATACGAAATCTGGATGAAGGACCGTTGTGATGTATTCATCGAAGACCTGTCTCGTACAGTGTTGATTGAAGAAATCCCGCAGTTCTAAACTGCTGCAGCATAGCTGCACTATATCCGAGAAGAGAGTGCCCCCCACTTCAGGGTGGGGGAGCTCTTCTCAAATTACAGAGTGATTGGACTGGGGTGTCTCCCAATTGCTGTTCCCTTCGATGGGAATCACTCTGCAAATAAACCAAATAAATAAACTACATATGGGTAAGTTAGGTAAAATCTCAACTATTAAGAAAGAGTATAACAACTCTCAGTTACAAACAATGCAAGGTGGTCTTTCTCTTAGAGGACTAACACGTATCCCTGGAACAGGGGTGTTCAAGTATCCTTACAGAGAGCTTGATGGTAAGTACCGCACAGGAATTGATCCTGAGGCTGCCTACATTCGCAGAATCTCTGATCCTCTTGAAAGAGAAATGGAGACTGAGCGTGTAATAGCTTTGAGAGACAAACTTCAAGCTGCATTAGGAGATGTTGACTTAGGTCCTCGTTCTCAATTCTGGAACTATGGATTGTCTACATCTTCAAGTGACTCGTTGCATGTTCAACCTGTGAAGTTGTTGGATGGAGATAATTTCTTCGATCTTTCTATTCCTCTTCAGGAATTAGCTTTCTCTTGGTTGCGTGTTCACCCCACAATTGCAAGCTCTTATCAAGCTTGGGAGCGTGGTGAATTTCCTGCAGATACACAATTTTATGTGGCTGATGAGGATATTGAGAACGCAGTGATGTTCAAGAAAAAGCAACTTATCAACAAGGCTATTGTCAAGTTTGACAGTATGACCCCTGATAGAAAAAGAAAAGTGGCTCGCTTGTTGGGATTGCCTGTAACTGATGATACTAAAGAGGAAGCAGTTTACAACCTTGTAGACAATGTTCTCAAACAAACCGAATTTAAAAACGGTAAGTATCAAGGGTTAAATCCTGTTGAAGTGTTCACACGCTTCGCAGATATGAGGGATAACTTACTCCATATCAAAGACTTAGTGAAACAAGCAATCACACACTCAATCTACAGACTGAGACCTAACGGCAAGGTGTATGAGGGTGAATTTGAAGTAGCTAAGGACGAAGATGATTTAATTAAGCTGCTTGCTGACGATGATAACCAGGACATGCTCCTGACTCTTGAAGGCAAGTTGAAAACTAAGAAACTAGCTGCCTTATGATACCAGTAGATAGTTTATTATACAAAATTGACCAACGACTAAATAAACTATCTACCAATGTTCATCAGCAGATCAACCTGGAGGATAAGATTTTAGCCCTCAACGAGGCTCAAGTCAAGCTGATAAAACAAAAGGTTGATGGTTTTAGTGTAGTGGGTGGAATGGGACTCGATGCTTTTAAGAAGCGTTATGAGGACCTTCAGAGCTTGGTAATAACTTACAATCACCAACCTCTTGATCTCACTCTCAAGAACGCTGAACTAAATCAATGGTTTGCTAATCTGCACCTGCTTGTTCCCAAGTACATGTTCTATATAGATGCATATGTGCTTGCTGACAAAGGGGTGTGTAAGGATAGAAAGATCTGGATTAACAGAGATTTGGCTAAACACGGTGACCTTCAGTTCATCCTGAACAACGATCACTACAAGCCTTCCTTTGAATATCAAGAGACTTTCAACTTCCTTTCGACAGATGAAGTATCTATCTTCACTGATGGTACCTTCACTCCGAGTAAGATTTATATGTCCTACATGCGCTATCCTACATACATAAACAAAACAGGATACATCATGTTAGACGGGCAACCATCATTCGATCAGGACTGTGAACTTGAACTATATCTAGAGGATGAACTGTTAGACTTAACAGTACAGAATCTTGCGATGTACACTGAGAATCAACCCGCTGTACAGAACTCGATATACAGAATTCAAACGAACGAATAAATTTTTTTAATCACCTAAAATAAAAAAAAATGGCTGATTTTTCATTAACTACGCTCTTCGTAGTACCAGTAGGGCAAACTGCGCTCCCTAGCTCTGGATCTACGCAAAACTTGAGCGCTGGCGAAGTGGGTATCTTCAGAAATGACTACACCCTTGCCACAGCTGCAAACATTGCTGCTGCTCCCTATTTTTATGTTGCGCAGGGCCGTACTAACACTTATCTGCAAGGCTCTAAGCGTTCTGATAAGATTAAAGGATGTCCTTCAGGATCTGGTTGCAATAGCAACGTAACTGAGTGGTACAAGGTGCAAGGTTGCCCTACTCCTGTAACTCAGATTACAGACGTAGGAAACTGGAACGTACAGTGTGGTGACGTTGTTACTATCACTTTGCGTGCTCACTCTAGCTACTTGGATACCCTGTACTTCAACGGTTTCACTCGTTCTATCACTGTAAATGCACCTTGTTGCGATTGTGGTGGTGATCCTTGTGATACTGTGGATGTGCCTGCTTTGATCGATGACATCATCCTTCACTTCTTGTATCAGGCTCCTGGTAACAACCCTGACAACATCACTTTCTCTGACTTTTATCAGTTCCAGAGACTTGGTAACGACCAAGACGCTTTCTTGCGTATCACTGGTAAGCCTCTTACCAAATATGGTCAGCCTTGTGATGTGGCAGCATTCCCCTTCGAGTATGACAGAATGTGGTTCCGTACATTCGTGTACAGCGGTCCCGCTACCACAGCTGACTTCATCGTAGCAGACAATTGTAACATTGTAGCTAATCCAGTGATTGTACAGCGTTCTTCTTACGCTGTTGGTACATCCGCTGAGATTGCTCAACTGGAGAAGAACTTCTACAGCTACCAAGCTGGATATTTGAAGCACCTCTACAGAATGGGTGGTTACAATGAGAACTTTGAAAGCTGGGTATCTGATGGTACTACCTATGATACTTACTACATCAAGTTCAACACATATGATAAGTCTGCTTATCAGTGGGGTGACTACATCTTTGAAGATAGCACTGTAATCATCGCTACTCCTCAAACACAAGGAAATGGTTCTGCTAATCCTATTGGTGGACTCATTGAAGCTGTTCTTGAGGCTGGTCTTGGTCTTGTAACTGCTGATAACTCTTGTATCACCACTACATCTACCACAACCACTGTATGGCCTTCTACTACTACTACATCAACTTTGATTCCGTAATAGTAGGATAGAGACATAGAAATATTATATTAACCTAAGCCAGAGGTGAGAGGATTAAAACTCAATCCTCTGGCTTATTTATTTAAAACAACATGGCAGACTTGAAACTAGACATACTAGTGATTCCTACGTACAACACACTTACGTTGGGAATTGCTGATGCATCTGTCTATCCTACAAACCCTCCTGTTGTTTCTGGAGCTACAATTGAGATTAATGTTCCTGGTTTTGGTATTGTGTACAGACCTTTTAGTGTTAATGATTTCAACATCTTCAACTCTTCAAACTTAGGCATCACTGCACCAGGTGTGGAACAACCACTTCCTGATGGTGTGTACTATTTAAAATATTCTGTAGCACCTGCATATATCAACTTTGTAGAAAAGTCAATTATGCGTGTTGAAAGGTTACAAGAAAAGTTTGATGGTGCATTCATGAAGCTTGATATGATGGAGTGCGACAGAGCTATCAAAACACAAGCAAAGGTGGACCTCACTTCCATATACTTCTTCATTCAAGGATCTATAGCCGCAGCTAACAACTGTGCTACAGAGGAAGCAATGAAGCTGTATAACCAGGCAGACATAATGCTTGATAACTTCCTCAAAAACAACTGCGGTTGCTCTGGAAATAACTACGTAATAAACTTCTATTAGTATGGCTAAGTGTAGAAACTGCGGAGCTAACGTTGGGTGTGGATGTCAATTGATTAATGGTCTTTGTGGAGCTTGCAATGCAGCTGTTAAACAAGGACGAAAAATTATAACAAATGTTATCACCCAGGCTTACAAATTGTCCAGAGTGCGCTAGTATCCCAGCACTAATTGCTGAGATTGATTGCAAGCTAGCCAACCTGGCCAACAATTTATACAACAATGTTGTGTTTATTTTGAACCAACCTGTTCCTGGTGGAACAATGTTGGACCTTCTTAACTACAGAAGGATTCTTGTTTATAAGTATTGCAATCCTAATTATAACGCTGCCTTCACTGTAAATATGATTGCCAGCAGAGTTAAAATTCTAAAATTTAGATAAATGTCTTGTTCTAACTGCTATAATGGATGTACAGAGATAGTATCTGATCAGTGCGTAAGATATACAGGGATTGATGTTCCCATTTTGGGAATCAAAACTGGTGATTCGCTCTCATATGTAGAGCAAGCATTGATTACGTTTCTCACATCTACACTGAATGGTGAAGGTATTAATTTAGATATTAATCCTACCATTATTTGTGATATCGTAAAGAAAAACTTAATTGCTTGTGAAGAGCTTAGTCTTCCTAATGTAATCACTGCTATTATCAAAGCCATCTGTGAATTAGATGAACGTCTTACAGAACTAGAGGCTGACTTTGCTGCATTGGAAGGACCCTACAGTGTAGGATGTCTTACTGGTGTAACTAGCACTTCTGGAACACATGCCATCCTTCAGGCAGCCATCACTAAGATTTGTGGTCTGGAGGTTGAATTGGACGCACTTGCTCTAAACGTAAGCACTAACTATGTACAGATTGCAAACCTGAATACACTTATTGCTGCCTACTTAGCATCAATCAGTGGAGGTGGTACCAAGTATAATACTAGAATGGTGCCCAACACTGTTGTAGAATACTATGGTAGTCTTACGGGTAACTTTGATGCTACAGGTGCTGGTATTGTTGGAACTGATTGGGAGAAAATCTACTTATGTAATGGAAACAACGGTACTCCTGATAAAAGAGGACGTGTACCAGTTGGTGTTACATCTGGTATGGGTGGTGGTGCTTTGAATCCTGCTGTTGACCCAGCTCTTGGTAATCCTGCTTATGCATTGTTGGGAACACAAGGAACTAACTCTGTGGTACTTACTACCAATCAGATTCCTTCTCACACTCACACTGCCACTGCTGTAAGCACTGTAACAGACCCTGGACATATCCACAGCCTTGTTCCAGACACGTGGGCTGGTACTGGAGATAGAGGAAATAGTGTTAGTCCTAGTGGTTCTGACGTTTTCGACTGGCAGAGCAAGGCAAGAGTTGATGTGGTAGACACAGCACAAACTGGTATCACCGTAGACACTACTGTCACAGTTGCTTCTGCAGGAGGTGGATTGAGCCATCCCAACTTCCAGCCTGGTCTGGGATGTTATTACATCATGTACATTCCTTAATAGTTAAACTCTTTATATAAAATGATATTCCTGCCACCAAACCCGTGCTGCACACCAACCCCACATCCATCTCCCTGTGGTGGATATGGTGGATGTGATCCTTGTAATGCATCTCCTATACCAACAAATAACGTTTCTTATAGCGGTCCCAATCTACCTTGTACACAAATCAAGACTTGTGACACAGTAACTGTAGCGTTTCAAAAGGTTGATGTTCAGATATGTTTGTTAAAGCAGCAAATTAGTATTCTTCAAGCTTCTCTGAACAACTGTTGCCCAACAACAACCAGCACCACCACAACTGTAGTTCCAACTACTACTACCACCACTACAATAGCATGTCCTTCTTGTACATTCTATTCTGTAACCAATTCCACTGTTTCAAGTGTTGACATTGTTTACTACGCTTGTGGAGGAATATACATTCAAACATGTGTCGCAGGACCTAGCACTATTTATGTGTGCGCTTGTACAGGATCTGTTGTTGTACCACCAACCCCTGGTGTAACGCTGTCAACTCTTGGAGCGTGTCCCACAACTACAACAACCACTACGATTACACCACCTACAACCACTACCACTACAACAATTGCACCTCCCACAACTACAACTACTACAACAGGTGGTGTACCTCCAACAACAACTACTACAACTACTCTTATCCCCCCAACTACTACCACTACAACCACTTTAATACCTCCTACAACTACTACAACTACAACTCTTGAACCACCCACTACCACTACTACAACTACTCTTGAACCACCCACAACTACCACTACTACAACTGACGTACCTCCAACTACTACAACTACCACTACTGACGTAGCTCCTCCTACAACAACCACCACTACAACTGAAGCAGGTCCCACTACAACAACTACAACCACTACAGAGCCACCACCTACAACTACCACCACCACTACAGAAGCTCCTTTAGACTGTACACAATATGATGTGGTGGGTAGTCCATCTATTAGTATAGAGTGGCTTGCATGCTCAGGTGAATTCTTAACACAAACTGTAGGTTCAGGTGGCATATCAATATGTGCAGAAACTGGAACAGTTGTTCAAACTGGAGGAAGTGGAAGTATAACACCTACAGGACCTTGCGGTCTTTAAATAATCAAAAACCCTGTTTGTTGGTTTTCAGGGTGTTCTCCCTGGGGTTTCTACCCTGGGGAGTTTTTATTTTATAACTAACTTGGTTATCCATGCTAACCTAGGTGGTTAAAATAATTTGGAAAATATTAAAAAGTTTCGTACCTTTAGGGCAATTTTAATTAAATAAAATTATAAATGCCTGAAAATCAATCCCTTCTGCACCAGCTGGAGCAAATGCTACACTGGAAAAAGAGCAAAAAGTTCTATGCAGACAAGCTCAACATTACAGAGAATGAGGTGGATGAATTGATAAAGGAGCTGCGAGGCTCACAAGTGGCACAAGAAGAAGCAGAAGTTGGTAACTACATTGGAGAATTAGAGGATCAGGTGGTAAGGTTTTTTGAGGATGTTCAGAAGGGAACAGGTGAGGTGGTCTTCAATAGCAAAGAAGAAATCAAGAGTTTAGATGAGCTTGTTGAAAAATGTAAGATAGATACAGACAAGTGGGAGATAACCAAATACGTCCAAAACTACTGGGGAAATGCTGATCAGCCTCATTACCAAGTGAAAGCTTGGTTGGGTAAGAAGAAGGATGAGCAGATATTCCAGGATAACTTTGTTAACTTCCTCGAGAACTATCAGCCATGTTCTCCTGAGATAATGGCTCCAAAGTTTGATGTGGCTAAGAAGGATGCCTGTTTAATCATAAACAAACAGGATTCTCATCTAAACAAACTAGATATTGGAGGAGATAATGATATAGACAAACGCTTTGGCGATTTTATCCAGAGGGTGGAAATCATCCTGAACCAAGCTTCTCTAGCCAACAATCTCACAGACATCAAGTATATTATTGGTTCTGATGAGTTCAATAGTGAGTTCACTAACACAACTACAAAAGGTACTCCCCAGCAAAATATCCTCTCTTATCACGATGCTTTCCAAGCAATCTGTGATCATGAGGTGAGTGTCATTAATCTTCTCCTTCAGAAGGGTGAATCGGTTGATGTGATATTCGTGGCTGGTAATCATGATGAGTTTGTAGGCTGGCACCTGGCTAGCTGGTTGCAAACCTACTTTAGAAATGAGGAGCGTGTGTTCTTTGACATCTCTCCAAGATATAGAAAGTATGTCAGCTATGGAACATCTGCAATGATGTTCAACCATGGAGATGCCTTAAAGCCAGCAAAACTTGCTCATCTATTCCCTATGGAATTTAAGAGTGAGTGGTCAAATCACGATAATTTCTACATATTTACAGGAGACAAACACCATGAGGTGAGTCTGGATTTCAACGGTATTAAGTTCTACCAGCTTCCTGCCTTCTCTACAGCCAAGAGTTCTTGGGATGATAAGAATGGATATACAGCAGTGAAAGGTGAGGTGACAGGTTTCTTGATAGATTTTGAAGACGGAATAACGAATATATTCAAACAGTATTTATAATGGCTACTTTTAGGAAATTAGTTTCAGATGTGCGCTCCATGCACAAGTTGCTCTCCACAGACAACTTGATCACGGATAGAGCTGTCATGTCTGAGATTAAGAACAATGCCTTCCTCCTGATTAAACGCGAGACTAATCTGAGGAAGCTTTGGGCTACTGACACAGTATTCACTACCATCCCTTGTCTAGAGATGGTAGAAGTTCCTATTTCTGAATGTTGTGATTACGTAGATCCTTGTTCTGTGGCTAGAACCAGGTTCAAACTTCCACGCATTACAGAGGGTAACTACCAGTATGTTATACAGGGTGTCTACTCAATTAATGCGATGAGTGGACAAGGAAAGAAACTAAAAGAAATAACCATCAACAGATACATTAATTTGCTTAAGCTTCCTATCATCAAGAAGGAAGAATACTACTGGATTTCTAATGGATATCTGTACGTAAACAACCCCCTCCTGAAAGCCATCAGACTTGTTGCTTTGTTCGAGGAGGATGTACCTAATTCCATTATGTATCCAGAGTGTGGTTGCGGTACCCCAGAATACACAACAGAAGAACTGTGCAAGAACCCTCTTGACAAAGAGTCTCCTGTTCCTGGCTACCTAGAAAAGCAAGTTCTTGAATTAACTTCTCAGAAGTTATTAGCTACCTACTTCAGGTTGAAGACAGACATCACAAGTGATGGAGTTGATGGTCAAGCACCAAACGCTCCAAACTTGAGATGATATGCGAATCAAAATAGACTGGAGAAGCGCCAGTAAAGAAAACTACAACAATTTCTGCAAGAAGAATCCCTCTATCAAACTCACGTTTGATCAGTGGAGAGATATCATCTACACCTATAACGAAGCTTTCAAAGAATACATCCTGGAGACAGGGGAAAGAGCAAGGCTTCCATTTGGGTTTGGTGAGTTCTCTATTAACAAGAAGAAGCGTAGAAAGATGAAAGGGGTAGATGGTAAAGAGTTTGTTAACCTACCTATCGACTGGAAAAAGACTAAAGAGAAAGGTAAGCGCATCTACAACTTCAACTTTCACACAGAGGGGTATTTCTTTGGATGGGTTTGGTTTAAAGAAACAGCTAGGTTTAGACACTCAGGCTTATGGTATTTTAAACCCTCTAGAAACACATCGAGATTGTTGTCACACTTTATCAAAACTGACGAGAAGTATCAGCACATTTATAACGAATGGAAAAAATAATCTAGATGTCATACTATTACAAATATAACTTTATCTCTCCTGAGGTTGTGTATTCCACTGTAAAAGAGGAGTTTAAAAGCTACTTTGATACAGGAGCCATAGATGATCTCATGTTCCCTACTTATCTGGACAAGTGTCTCAGAAAGCTAGGTAGAGCAACATATGTAATTCAAGAGCAGGTATTGCACATCTATGATTATGAATCTAGACTTCCAGATAACTTCTATGCTGTTCGTGAAGCTTGGCTTTGTACAGCTGTAAATGGTTTTCCTTATCAACAGGCTAATTCATTCTACTCACAGGCTGCTACATCTACAACAATTCAGGTGAGTCCTGTTATTGTGTACGGCAATCCTTGTGAAGCTGGTAACTGTGGTCAGGAGTTCTGCCCTAAGTGCATGCCTAATCTGGTACAGGCTGTTTATAAAACAAACAATCAAGCCCCTGTACTCTACACAAGAGAGTATCTCCTGAAACCAGGAAATATTTCTGCTAGAAATAACTGTGGAGTGGACTATACTAGCAATTGGGAATTCTATCAAGAGGCACCCCCTCTTCGTGAGTTTACCCCTGGTTCTGCTGGATATGATTCATTTGACATCAGAGATAATAAGTTTGTAACCAACTTCCGTAATGGAGTGGTGCATTTGATTTTCTATGCCACAGAATATGATGCTGGTGGTAATCAAATGATCCCTGATAACTTCCGTGTAAGGGAATATATTGAGGCTTTCATCAAGTACAAAATGATGGAAACTCTCACCAATCAGACTAATGATGAAACCTTTAATCAGCTCCAACAAAAGCTTGGATATTACAAACAACAAGCTGAGGAGGCATTCATCATGGCTGATATTGAGATTAAGAAACAAGACCCGTGGGCTAAGCAACGTAGAATTAAGAATGACCTGAACAGATTTAATATGTATGAACTTCCCAACCGTGTTGGAGGAATGTATGGTTGGAGACGTAATAATTAATAACCAATGGCTGAGCAAGAACAAGGGAGCATTAGACAGGAGTTTAACAACGCTACCACTGGCTTAAACCTAGATCAAACTCTTAACCAGATTGGTAAAGGTAAGCTAACGTACGCGCTGAACGCTGCTGTCGAAAACTTTGACTCAAATTCTGTAAACTATCAGAATGAGCCAGGGAATGAACTTTGCGTTACATTCCCTTCTGGCTTTGTGTTAATTGGTACACATTTCATCCAAGAGAAGAACAAGCACATATTTTTTATTACCAATCCAGAAACAGGTGCTTCTCAGATAGGGTACATGGATAACAACGATTGTATCTACCGCAAGTATGTAGATGCTCCTTGTCTTAATTTCAACATTAATCACCCTATCCATAAGTCTGTCCACAAGATTACAGAGTGCACAACAGAGGTGTACTGGACAGACGGACTTAATCCCCGTAGATATATTGATCTTAATCCTGAGAACTTACCCTACATTCTTGTAGGAGGTACACCCGCATGCGATCCTGTTTACAGTGATCAAATAGACTGTAACGGATTGAATGTGCAACCTGACTTTATTATTCCACAACTCGATGTTACAAATATAGTTTCAGGTGGTGAGTTGGAGGCAGGCACATATCAGTTTGCTATTCAGTATTGTGACTCTGCTTCTAATCCTTATACTTCCTACTACTCTGTTACCAATCCCACCCCTATTGCTGATCCAAGTATCACCACTGCTAATTTTAATTATCCAGTGGGTAGATCTATTGAACTCACTGTCAGCAACTTAGATAATACAGGACTTTACCAATACTTTAATATAGCAGTTGTTAGAACTATAAATGCTATCACATCCGTACAGCTGATAGGTACGTATTTTATTGATGGTCCAAGTCAGGTGATCACTTATTCAGGTCAGAACAAGACAGCCATTCGTCTTACAGTTGATGACATATTTGAGAAGTTCCCTTATTATGAGATTGCTCAGGACATAACAGCTGTACGTGATATTCTTGTATGGGACCAGCTTACATCTGTTGAAAGAATTAACTATCAGCAGATAGCTACTGGTATCACCTTGCAGTGGGAAACCTACCGTATTCCTAACACAGAAACTTATGCAGACGAGCTGAATGCTACAAACCTGCGTGGGTATCTAAGGGATGAGGTATATGCTTTTGAGATTGTATTCCTCCTACATAACGGTAAGCAGACTGACGGATTCCACATTCCTGGAAGAATAGCAGTTAATAATGATTTGGTTCCTGTTCCTCAAACAAATGATGACTTCATAGGTGAGCCAGATCCTATTACAGGAACCAGTCCCTACTGGAAGATATATAATACGGGTACTGTTTCAGGATTCTCTCCTGGCTATTCTCCAGCACCAAGTTATAAAGGTGCCTATCAGTATGGCGAGTTTGCCTACTGGGAGTCTATAGAAGAGTATCCTTGTAATGATGAGTTGTGGGGAACTCTAGCTGGTCAGAAGATCAGACACCACAAGTTCCCAGACGTGCTAGTGAGTCCCATATTTGAGTCTGCCCTATTTACAGGACAAGACACAATGGTGATTCAGAGGGATGCAGTCTTTCCAATAGGTGTAAGAATAGATGTACAACAGGTACAATCTCTCATCCAAGCATCCAATCTAACCACTGAACAGAAGAATCAGATAGCTGGATTTAAGATTATCCGTGGTGACAGAAGCACCAATAGATCTATCGTGGCTAAGGGTATTCTTAGAAACATGGGTAAGTATGACCGTGAGGGTACGGAATACTACTTCCCCAACTATCCTTATAACGATCTTAGACAAGACCCATTCTTGCTTGAGAAGAGCAATGCTTACACTATTCCACTTGCTGCAACAAGTACCACGTCCCAGTGTAGAGATTTCAGCATCTATCCTACAGCTGCTGGTCAAATTGAATATCTTGATTGCTACACAGGAGAAATAGCCACCAGAGATATTCTACCCTCTGAGGTGGGAACTATAATTCACTTGTGTGCTCTTGACTATCCAAAGCCCACATTTAGAGATGGTGCTACAGGAGCAATTGGTTCTAATACATACAATGTCTATAGAATCACAATTGACTTGGTTCCTTCTACAGGACAAGTTGTTGTATTTAGACTAGTTTGGCCAATTACTAAATGTGGTTTAACCCAAGGAAATCCAATTGCACCTCCCCCCGCATATATTGTACCTGGGGGCACTAACATTGATGGGTGGACAAAATACTGTGCTCTGAATCCTACAGTTTCTTGCTGTGACTCGCTTATTGACAAACCTCTTGATCTGAGCAATCAGTACGTAGCAATAGACACTGGTGGATCAGGTAGTTATTCTTTCAACATTGCATCTCTTACACCGCCTACATTTGATCAAAGTAACTTGGGTGCAGGCACAACCTTCAAGGTGGAATTTGTACGTTCTGTAGGAAATGATAATTGCTATCCAGATAAACTGAATGCCTTTGGTGATCCTGCGTCTCAATACAGACACGTATTTAACTCTCCTGAAACTTCCTTTGGACAGCCGTTCCTGGGTAGCATTCTGAAACTGGAGAATGTAATATATGGTGCTGGTAGAGCACACTTTGTACAGGTGAACAAGAACGCCATGTACAGGCTACTAAGTGCTGAGGCTCAACAGGATGCGTTAAATAGTGCTAATAACATTGCAGCAATCACTAACCCTTATAATGCTAGTGCTTTATTTGCTGCCTACCAAACCTATCTAACAATCTACGTAAACGGTATCACCAGACGTAACTATGCCTACTCGTATAACTCTACAGCTAGTTATGATTATGGTAATGATATTAATAACAACTTAGGTGTTAAGCAGCGTGAGCTTGATCTAAAACAATATCTAATCCCTGGTGTACAGGGAGTGGGAGATGATAGAAATGTAAACAACTTTAACAGAGAGAGTTCTGTTTACCTAAAGACAGATGGTAATAGACCGCCTCTACCATTCCCCAACCAGACACCCACTATTAATGGAGCAGTTAACGATAGGTCTAGAATGACCCTTAGCGAGGCTGGTGTTAATGGAACTGATAATAATTGTGGCACTCCTGCTAAGGAAGAATACATAAGTACAATATCTTATTACGCATCTCTGAAGAATATATTCGCCAATCAGTATGGCCAGATATATTCTTATGAAACTGTAGATACAGGATTTCAAAGAGATATCACCCCTCTGACAGTTAGCACTGCCACCTTCTTTGGAGGTGATACATTCATCAGCAAGTTTGCATTTAAGACTAAGATTCCTTTCTTTATCGACAATAGAGTGAATGCCCCTGATGATAGTGACATCTTCTATGATGAGATTGGTAATGTTGCCTATCCAAAATACTGGCACTCAGCACGTTCCATCCTCACTACAGCAACAGCTGGTCAGCAAAATCTGACAAACTTCATCTCTATTAAGGCAAATCAGTTAGATTGTCCCAATAGCCAAACCCCCATATCAAGTCCTGGTAGAACCTACTATGATGGTAAGATGTATGTGTTTGCCTATGGTATTCCTTATTTCTATTGTGAAAGTTCCTATAACATAGACTTGCGCCAGGCTTTCAACAATAGAGAAGGGGACTTCTGGCCTCACGTAAGTACAGGTATTCCTGATGACTGGGTACAAGAAGACTATGTATCTATTGCTCAGGACAACACCTACTACTACAATGTAACATTCTCCAAACAAAATAGAGAGAATGTATTCACACACCTGCCTTATGACTGGAAGGCTATATGTTTTACACAGTATCCGTTTAGAGCAATCTATTCAGATGCACAGAACATAGATGCTGACAATACGGTGAACAACTGGCTCACTTACAGAGCTATATCCTATTTTGACTTCCCTCAAAACTTTGGAGATCTTATTTCTTTGGACGGAATTCAGAACAGAGCAATTCTGGCTAGATTTGAGAACAAGAGTTTGTTGTACAACAACCTGTTGACAATTGACACCAGTAACCCTCAGGCAGCTTATGTTGGAAACCCTTCTCTATTTAGAGGGGCTCCTCCAATTGATTTTGCCGAAACTGATTTGGGATATGTAGGAACCCAGCACAAGATGCTCCTTAAGATTCCACAAGGGCAGGTCACTATAGATGCTAAACGTGGTCAGGTATTTCTGGTTGCTGGCACACAAGTTACAGACTTGTCAGCTTTTGGATCAGGAATGAACAGGTTCTTTACAGACCACCTAGCTTTTGAAATATTGCGTTACTTCCCAGATGTGCCTATTGATAATCACTTCAATGGTATTGGTTTGCATGGTGTGTACGATAGTAAGTATGATCGTGTCATCATCACTAAACTTGATTATGTTCCAAAGAGTAAGGATGTTAAATGGGACCCTGTAACTAATGAGTTTTATGTGGATAGTACATATCCTCAAAACCCTCCCACCACAACCAGCACTACTACATCCGCAGGAACTACAACCAGCACAACCACTGTACCAGGCACTCTCACTACAACTACCACTATTGCTCCTTTGGTTACACGCAAGGTGGTATATCTGACAGACACAGAATACTTCTGTAACAAGAGCTGGACAGTGTCTTTCAACTTCAATACCAAGAGCTGGACAAGCTTCCACACCTATCTGCCCAACTGGTATATTGGTGAGAACAACTTCTTCTATTCTGGTATTAATGGATGCTGCGATGACTTTGATATATTGGCTGCTACAATCGGACCAGTTCCAACAACCACCACTACATCTAGTACATCTACCAGCTCCACCACATCAACCACTACAACAGGTACATCCACTACATCAACTACTAGTACAACTACTACAGCTGTTCCTACAACCACTACTACCACTACAGCATTGCCTTGTCAGTGTTGGACAGTGCTGAATGGAGATGTGCAGCCAGTAACTTACAAATACACAGATTGTGAAGGTGTTCAGCAAACTAACACTTTAGCTGTAGGAGCCTCCACAGTGCATTGTATTAAAGCTGGAAGTTTGTTTATAGTTACTAGCCCAGCTGGTGGCATATTGCACAAATATAATTGTGGAACAACTTGTACATCTGAAGAAGAATGTACTTCTTGTATCCCAACTACCACCACCACTACAACCATAGAACCAACTACGACCACCACTACAAGTAGCAGCACAACTACAACCACAACAACCTCTTATTTGGATAACTGTACAAACTATCTAGTTGAGCCAATTGGTTCAATCCAACTAACTTGGTCAGAGTGTGGAACTGGTGAACCTGCTTTGGGCTCATTCACCACCACTACGAATGTTTGTGCAATCACAGGTTCAATAGCTATCACTGGTGGATCTGGAACTGTTTCAGCAAGCGGTTTGTGTGCATTGTAAAAAATTAAAAGAATGCCAAAAACAATCATCATAAAGTTAACTAGCTCAGGGCCTACAGCAGGACCCTTTACAATCAGCACTGAGTACGGTACCATCCTGGCAACAGATGTTACCAGAGATGAGCTGATTCAAGGGGTTAGTTATGTTGTAGATGATAATGTTATCATGGTGACTGTTGAGTCTACTGGCAAGTGTAAAAACAAAAAGACATTCCCAATCACTGTTACAAACATTGTAGCTTTAGCAGCCACAGAATATACAAGAACCACAACAGCTTGTATCTGGAGGCACCTAAAGAATCCAGTGATATATAACTACTTCTACGGAAACATCGAACCTTATATCATTGAGTATCCGTTTGCCTACTCCTATCAGGATGAAATCCTGCATAGTGTGCAAGACTACACCAAGGCATATAAATACTTCCCTGATATAGATGGTGTGTCTGATGACAGCCGCAAGATAGAAACTGATGATGCTTGGTTCAATAAGGCTGTAGTTTACAATGGTCAACAGTCCTCTGGTATTCTAGAATTGGTTCCTAAACCAATCAACAACCTCAAGGACTATTTGAAGTATCCTGTATACAACACTGATAGTAAGACAATTACGTTCACTAAGAGTGATAACTTCTACCAGTACAACACGTTCTGGTCATTGGTTAAGTATAAGCAGGAACCTCTTTTCGTACGTACATGTGAGTCTCTGTCTATAGACAAGGTGGTAAACCAGGCTAACATGGACTATGGCAAGAGATCCTTCAAGAAGGAGCCCCTGAGAGCTAAAGAGTTGAAAGTGAGACACATCCTTGACAACCGTTTTGATGCTCACTTGGTATCTCAGTTCATTATTACACCAGCCCAAATCTCTTACAAATAATGGCAAAGAAACTCACCAAATCAAAAGCAAAAGAAATCCTGCACGATAAGAGCGTGCACGGACATCCTTTGACAGACAAGCAAAGGAGATTCTTTGGTGCTATTGCTGGTGGGGCAAAGCCTTACAAAGCTCAGATTGGAACAATGCTTACAGGTTTCCATCCCAACCTAGCAGAGAACCTTTCTGAGGTGTTATCAGCTCCACAAAAAGCTGCAACACAATTGGTTACAGGAAAATACCAAACTCCTTCTGAGGCAATGGGTATTCAGAATGCAGCTGGAGCTTTTCTGACAGATGTTGTTTTAGATCCTTTAGGTTTGATGGGACTTGGTTCTGCTAAGAGACTTGGTGTACTTGGAAAACTTGATCCAAGATTTAAATCAAAACCTGGTGCTTATTATAGAAAAATTGGTGATGTAGAAGGAGTTGAAGATTTGCGTACCAGTGGCGTTGTTAGATCAAAACCCCTTGATCCAAAAGTTTTGGAAGAATACAAAAGAAGAAATATCACGCACTACCCAGATCCATATTTCTCTGTTGGAAAGCCCATAGAAAATTACAAGGGAAAGTACATGCTTGAATATACTGGGGGTACACCTTTTGATACGTGGGATATATTAGGACATGAAGTGGGTACACCAAAAGGAAAAATAAAAATTGAAGATCCAGGACTAAAACTTTACAAAAAAGACTGGCTTAGAGGATATAAAGAAGTAAAGAAAACTCCAAAGAAGAAACAAGATGGTGGGTGGTTAGATAAGTACGTTCCAAAAGCTCAGAATGGCATAGAAGGAACAATGGGAGGATTGACAGATAAAGGATTTAATTATAATGGTGCATGGGGTGGGCCTTCTATGCAAATGGGTGGTAACATCATGCCTGCTATGGCTGGTGCTAACCAGACAGTTCCTATGGCTCAATTGGGAGACAGTGTTAAACCCATACCAATGCAATTAGCTATGGGAGGATCTCTTCCTGGTGCTGTAGGGTTCACATACGCACGTACAGCTGGGGCTGCTCCTGCTAACGGTCCTTACGCTAAGAAGACAAAAGCTAGTGCTCAGAATGGTCAGGAGATGAAGTTCTATCAAGCAGGACTGGATTTTAAACCTAAGACTATTAGTCAAGATGGTTCAGAAATACCTGTAGACTCTATGGGCTATTGGAACCCTGACAATTGGGGCAACCCTGTAATCATCCCATCCACAGATATTACTATGGAGGGTGTAGATGTTCCATTGATTGGTATCTCTGACACAGGAGATGTACAATACATGGAACCTGGGGAGGATTATGAATTTGACGGGGAGTATGTAACAGAATATCCTGTAGCTAAAAAAGGCATCAGTGTGAATAGTGCTGATGCTCAACCTATTAAAAAGCTAGACCAATTGCTTAACTTTACAAACTATAACAAACCAACCAAGGGTGGATGGTTAGACAAATATAACTAATATGAAAAAACAGATTCTAAAGATCGCTGGTGTCAAGTCTGAGAAAGAATTCTACAAGAAGTTTCCTACAGAAGAAGCATTTATGAAAGCACATGGTAAGGCTTTCAAAAAAGCTCAGATAGGCACCTACATGACTAGTCAAGCTGAAATGCCCACCTACAGCCCTGCTGATGTCCGTGGGATGTACGATGAGCTTGAGTATCAGCTCACAGGTCTAACCAGTTCTGATCGAGAGAAGATAGAAGCCCTGGGAGGGTTTGCTGACCAGTATGGAATAGATCCTGCTATGTTGCAGACTGCCTCAGAAAAACTTCTTGACACACCACCCCCTGCTAAACGTGGTAAGAAGATCAAGAAAGCTCAGACTGGAACCGAACTTGAGCCAAAGATTGAAAACTACTCTGACTACAACTCTTGGAAGTCTGATTGGGATGCTTGGAACGAGGGTAGAATGTCTAGCACTGGAGCAACAGGAGGTGGGACACCCACTACAACTCTTTATGCTCCTAGCACATCTACTAGCACCACTGCTGTACCTGGTAGCTCTAAGATGCCAACAGATGCAACTGGTATGTATGTTCAGTCTGGTGTAGATGTTATACAGGGACTCAGCATGATTAAGGACCAACAGAATGCTGTTCGTGAGGCTAAGCAAATGTCTGCTCTAACAAACGCTATGGGTCTTGCGGCTGCTAGTGTTCCTGTGCAACCCATTAGACGTCAATATGTTAGACCAGAGGATGTAGTTATACAACCTGAACAGATGTTCCCTTCTTATGGTGTAGGTACAAATGTACTTGCTGAGTTTGGAGCTTCTGTAGGTGGAGGAGAAATTGCAAACACATATGCTCCTAACACCTTATATGACAACCTTGGATATGAACCTTTGAATGATAGTGAAAGATACAAGCAGTTCTATGGTGGTGGTAAGCTGCGTAAGGCAGCTGGTGGTTTTGACTTCAATACATTCATGACTCAACAGGGTGGAAATGCACTGGCTGGCACTCTAGGAAATGTTGTCACTGGTAGTGAAGTGGAGGCTGGTAATAAGATAGGTAAAGGTATTGGAACCGCTGCTGGTACTGCAATTGGTGGTCCTATCGGTGGTGCAATCGGTGGTCTGCTTGGAAGTGCTGTAGGTGGAATTATAGACAGAAGTGAGGAGAAGATTAAAGAATACCAAGCTGAGTCTAGAAGAAACATGGGTAACATTCTGGGAAGAAACTTTGGAATGGGTATACAGAGTCAGTTCTCTAGCTACATGGAAGATGGTGGAACCACCTCTCCATACGCTTGGGTGAGCCACACATGGCAACCTCAGAAGATTGTATCTTTTGGAGGACATAATTTAAAAGATCTTTTGAAACCTCCTCATGATGCAGAGATGCTCAGAGCTGGTGGTCACTTAAAAGCATACACTCCTCCTAGTGCAGCAGCTATGTCTACAGAAAGACCTGTGATGCAAATGGGTGGAGAACTCCAGACACACTGGGGTGGGTATGCAGAACCTATGTCTTACAACCCTTATCTGCCAGATGGCGGTGAGACAATTATGTTCAGAGGCCAATCTCACGATGAATCTGATGGAAGAGGTAACACTGGTATCGGTATCACCTATGGTGAGAATCCTGTAGAAGTGGAAAGAGGTGAGCCTGCTATGAAGTTAAAAGATGGCAGCAGTCCTGATTCTAACCTAGTGGTATTTGGCAACCTCAAGATTCCTAAAGAATACATTCCGTTCCTTGGAAATGATGCAAAGGGTAAGAAGTTCAAAACATATGTAGCTGACTTGTCTAAGAAAGAGAACAAGCAAAACAAGAAAATTGACAATGCTACAAAGATGTTGGAAGACTTAGAAGTGAGCACTCCTATTGATAGAATGACACTTAACTCTTTGCAATACACTATGTTAGGAGCAAATAGCAAGCTGAAAGATATTGCTGATAAGAAGACGGCAGCTGCTTCTTTGCAGAATGCTATTAATGATACAGCTGAAGAAATGGGCATTGTTGCTGATGACTTGGCTAGAGGTAAGGTGAAGATTGATAAAGAGGCATTTAAAGATACAGCACAGGGTGGTAAGAAACTTAAGAAAGTATCAGCTCTTCCTAATGTACCTGCAGGACAACAAAAGGGTGATGTATTTTATGGAGATGTTACCCAAGCAGACTTTGAGGCCATGATGGCCAGAAACCCTTGGTATGACTGGGCAAACTTTGATCCTTCTAGTGATGCTGATGTTAGAGACTTCCAAAAAGCATTTAATAGAGAGGCTAAGAAATTGGGTGTTGACACTCGTTTGCAAGTAGATGGTGATTTTGGTGAGCAAACCGTAAGTGCAGAATCTTTGTATGGTGAGAGCAAGCCAATACCCACAATCCCAGGAGGCACGCTTAATATCTCAAGGTTGCAAGAACCCCCTCAACAAGCTCCAGTGGGTACACCTGCATATTCTGTCACTCCTTACAAAAGGAACACGTTGGTAGATGTTCTTGGTCAGGTGGTGCCTTACCTAAGACCTTCAGATTCAGAAGCCCTCAATCCAATGCAATTGATGGGTGAGATGTTTGCTCTGTCTACTAATCAGGTGGAACCTGTACAGGCTCAAACAGTGCAACCTCAGTTATCTGCTCCTTTTGATATCTCTCTGCAGGACATTTTGAATGAGAACGAAGCTACCTACAGATCGCAACAGAGAATGGTTGGTTACAATCCTGCTATTCAGGGTCAGCTGAGCGCACAGAAATATGCTGCTAATCAGAAGGTGCTGGGTGAGCAATTCAGACTGAACCAGGCTGAGAAGCAACGTGTCTATGAGCAGAACAGAAACATTCTCAATCAATTTGGTTTACAGAAACTAGGCATTTTTGATAGACAGTACGTGAGACAGGCTGAGGCACTTTCTAAAACTAAGGCCACAACACAAGCTGCTCTCAACTCAATTAGTGATAAGTTTCTACGTAACAGATTGGAAAACAGAACGTTAGCTACAATGGAGAACATGTACAACTACCGTTATGATCCTAGGTTTAGAGCCATCAACATGAATGCTCCTTTCCAACCCCAGATGCCTACAGTGTACGTTGGGCCTGATGGAAAGCAATATCAAACAATGGGCGCTGGAGCTTCTTCAGGACAAGTGCCTGCAGCAGCTCCTGGAGCCCCTGCAGTTACACAGGTTCCTCCTCCAGGTGGTGCTGAACCAGCCCCAGGAACAATTGGTCCTCCCCCTCTTGATTTTACCCCCATCACCCCAACAACAACACCCGTAACTATTCCTGCAGACAGATCTCCACTAATTTCAAGACCTGGATTAATATCTGACGCTGCTGAGGAGTATGAGGATCTGTACAGAAAAGGTGGTTCTATTAAAAAGAAAAAGAAAACCAAAGAGGACAGAAACAGCTCAATTGTAAAAGCTTTTAAAAATCTCTAATCAACTCAGTTATAGCGATTTACCAAAACTCGTTATACCTCTTGGAAATTATAATTATTCATATTACATTTGCTAACTTGATGTACCATGGCTTCATTTACTGACATAATACCCCAATTTAACCCCTACGTCCAGCAGCTTCCTGTGGAGGCTATGGTACAGGTGGGTATGGAAAAGCAGAAGCGCTACGATGATGGTATCCAAAAGATTCAGTCTCAGATAGATCAGATAGGTGGGATGGACATTTATAGTACCAAACACAAAGCCTATCTACAGTCTAAGTTGAATGAATTGGGTAACAACCTTTCTATGGTGGCTGCTGGTGACTTTTCTAACTTCCAACTGGTGAACTCAGTAGGGGGAATGATAGGACAGGTGGTCAAGGACCCAGTGGTTAAGAACGCCTATGAATCCACCCAGCTCATCAGAAAACAGCAGGGATATATGGAGGAGGCCAAGAGAAAGGGTAAGTCATCTCCAGAGAACGAATGGTGGTTTTCTAGTGAGGTGAGTAGATGGGATAGCGATCCTGACCTTGCAAGGAAGTTTACAGGAGAGTACATTGAATATACAGATGTTGGTAAGAAGCTAACAGATATAGCTTCTAAGATAAAGGAAATAACAAATTCTAAAGATGATCCTTTTCAAAAAAATCGAGATGGTAGTTACAGATTAGATAAGGATGGTAATCCTATGATTGATGACGCTATGCGTAGGATTACAGTAAAAGGTGTGCCTGCTGAGAAAATCTTAAACACCTTCTACTCTACACTAGATGAGAATGATAAGCGTCAGCTTATGATCACAGGTAACTATCATTACAAGAATGCTACAAAGGTGACATTCCAAAATGATATTGTTGACACTTACGGAACTCAAAAGAAAGCGTTAGCAGACAACTTGAGTAAGCTGGCTGTAGAGCTCAAGACCAATGATAATTTAACGTCATCCCAGAGAGCAGAAATAGAAGCTGCTATTACTAATGGGGTTGACAAAATAAACAGTGGCTTTTTTGAGAAAGAGGCTGCTGCAAAGATTGATGAGATAGGTAAGGTGAGTAATCTGGAAGACTTTAAATACCGCACGTATACACAGAAGTATTTAACAGGACTTGCTCAAGATCTTTCTAACCAAAGCTATACACAAGAAATACTCAGCAATCCCTATGCTCAAATGAACATGGAGAAGAAAAAGCTTGCGTTTCAAGTAAATAGAGCAAAGGTGGAAGATGCTCAGTTCTGGGCAGGCTTTGGATTAAGACAAAAACAGTATGATCTTGATGTACTTAAATTTAAAACAGAAAGAGCAGATAAAGATGCTGAAGCTGCAGCAAGGTTACCAATTGCTAGTTATGGAGGATTGGGAACAGATGTAGCTCTCCCCACTGTATCTGACCTAGAAAACTCTATCACCAACTTGAATGTAAATGCAGGAAAGTTGAGAGATCAATACGGAGCTCTTTTGTTTGGAGATCTTCCCGCTGATCAAAGATTAAAGTCATTAAAAGATCTTGAAGAAAAGTATAGGGCTAATCCGTTTAGCATTAAAGACCCTAATCAAATTGAGTATTTGCAAGGGATTGGTGCACTGACTGATGAAAAGAGTAGAAGAGAGAACCTGCTTTTATCCACTCAAAAAGTAATGGCACCTTATCAAACCAAGGTGACAGATATGTTTAGGGGTGTTGCAGGTTATAATAATTCTGCTGGAGAAGAGGTGTATAGTGCAGAAGACCTATACAAGGTTAGATCAATGCTTGGTGATTATATAAAAATAGATCCTGCTGGTGCAGCTTCTGGTGCTGGTGCATCACAGTTAGATAAACAAGGATTCCTAAAAGCTGTTCCTGCTAAACTTAAAATGTTAGCAAATTCTCTGGTGAATGTTTACGAAGCACAACCTGGAAGATATGCTACAAAAGAACAGCTACAGAAAAAAGAATCCCTAACACCACAAGAACAAGCACTTTGGAATAGATCTGGGGAACTTGTTAGAAGCTACAAACCACAGATCGCAAACACTTATGCGCAAGCACAATCAACTGCAAGTCAGTATTTGGCTAAACGTATGCCTGAATTCCAAACCACATTTGGAACTCTGAACATGGGTGATAAGATCACTGAGCAAAGAGTGAATGAACTTATAGGAAATGCTACAAGCTATTATGATCAATTTGGTAGTCTTGATGTAAACAATCCTGATGACTTTAAACCATCAAAGGCAACAGAAATACAAGGACAGAAGGGTGCAAAGTTTGTAATAGAAAAGAACTTTGATGGCACAGGAAAAATGATACTTTTTGGTGAAGACAATAGTAAACAAATAATTCCTATGAGTGCTTCAGACTTGAATGCTTATTTCCCTTCTATGGCCAAGTCTAGCTTCATGACTAAAGTGAAGTTTGATGTTCTAAGTTCTCCAGAGTTGACAACAAACACCATAGGAAGAGGAAAGCCTGTAGGTGCTCCTATGACGGGATATGATATTCCTGGATTGCAGTCTGGCGGATATGCACCTTTTACCAGATTGGATATTGAAGGATCTTCTAACAATGATGGAAGTGAGTCTGATAGATTTGCAGTGAGAATGTATGTTTACGATAAAGGTGTTTGGAAAGATGCCTATCTCAATCAACAAGGATTTGTTGGTGCAGCTGGCGTAGAAGAAATTCTAAAAGGAATAGGACCTCTCACCGTACAAGAGGTGCTGAGCCAAAAATAATTAGCAATGCCAATTTTTGACAACGAACTTATAGATAACTCTCGTGACCAGAATCCCCAGCTACCAGGAACTCCTGATTCCTATCTGGGGTCTCCTACTATTAGGGATGTTGATGTCAACTTTCGACCATTAGGGCTTCCTTCAGGAGGCAATCCTTCTGGCGGGAATTTTGGTGGAATGAGGATTAGTGACTTGTCTAAGATTGGTCTTGCTGCAAACGAAACAAGAAGTTTCAGTGGACCTATGTCAATGGTTCCAAGAAGTGAACTTCTTTCTAACCAACGTTACGGAACCTACCTGAGAGGTGTTGATCTTGAGAATATATACAGCTTAAATCAGCCTTGGTATACACAATTGGGAAACGCTGCTGCTAAGTTCTTTGCTACAGGTATAGGAACATTTGCTCAATCATTTGCTACAATTCCAAACACCGTAGCTGCTATAAAGAACGGTAGTCTTTCTGAACTTTCAGGGAAAGATGGATATGAGTCTGACATTGACTTGTGGCTCAAAAACCTAGAAGATACATTTCCTAACTACGTAAGTAGATGGGAAAGAGAACATCCATACAGATCCATGATTCCTTTCATGCGTGGGTCTGCAAACTTCTGGGGTGACAAGGTTCTTAAAAACTTAGGATTTACAGCTGGTGCTATTGGTGGTGCATTGGTGCAGGATGCTGCTGTGGCATATGTTACAGGTGGTGTTGGTGAAATACCATTGATTGCCAATCAAATAGGTAGAGCTTCTCTCTATCTCAATAAACTTTTTACAGGCACAAATAAGCTTGATAAAGTGCTGGACACAGCAAGGGCTCTTGGAAAGTCAGAGAGATTTATTGACAATCTTAGTGATTTAGGAAGAGCTGCTGCAGCTACAAAACTTAATAGTGGTTTTCGTTATGGTCTCACCGTGTACGGATCTGCTAGAACAGAAGCTGCTGTTGAAGCTAGAGACTCCTACAGACAGGTGAGAGATGAGCTCATCAATCAATACAGGAGTGAGAACGGAGGAATGGAACCTCAAGGAGTTGCGCTAGATGAGATCGAAGCATACGCAACAGATGCTATGAACACCAGGTTTGGTGCTAACATGGCTTTGCTCACTGTATCTAACGCTGTTCAGTTTGGCAGCTTGTTCAAATCATTTACTAATGCATCTAAAGGTGTACCAGGTACAATCGAAAGAAGTCTTGATGATGCAGGAAGAATTGGTCTTGCTGAAGGATCTTTGGATGTGTTTGAAAGAAAGGCACTTACAGGTGTAGGTGCTAAGGTGTGGGATTCTGTAAAACCCACCCTGAAAAATGTACTTGCTGAAGGTGTATATGAGGAAGGTGGACAATATGCTGTAGAGAAAGGTACATACGACTATTACACTAGAAAGTACAAGAACCTAAAAGATCCAAAGAATAGAGAAACTTGGAACACTCTGAACGAAGCACTTGTATCTACCAATAAGGGATTGGCTGAACAGTTTGGTAGCAGTGCTGGTATAGAGAACATGATCATTGGTGGATTGTCTGCTGTTATTACAGGAGGTATCGCTGGCAGAATCCAAAAAGCAATGGGTGAGCCTACCAAGGATCAAAGACTACAGAGTACCATTAATGTTCTAAACCGCTACGGACTTACAGGCATCCTGCAAGATCAATACTCTAACACTCTCAATGCTGCAAATAATGCTAGAGAGATGGAAGAGGCTGCAAAGAGTGGGAACGTATTCAGATATAAGAATCTGAAGAATGAGCAATTCTTTGGATTTGTAAGTTCTCGTATTCCTGCTGGCATGCACGATGTTACCATTGAGCAGCTTGAGATGCTGAAGGATCTGGACAAGGAACAGTTTGAGAAGACCTTTGGAATGGACTTTAACGAGTCTAGCAAGAAAACTGTTAACGAGTATGTAGACTCTCTGATTGAGAAAGCTAATGAGATCAAGGATGTTTACGATAGCATAAACTTCACTTTCAAAAATCCTTTTGTTTCTCACATCAATCCTACAACAGAAGACCAGCTTGAAGAAAACTTTAACTTTGACACATACAACGATTGGAAAACCAACCTGGCATACTATGCTAGCGTTGCTCCTGACGTTAGAGATAGATTGAATAACATTCAGAACAGTCTATCTGCAATCAATCCTCTACTTAGTAATGACACTATATCAAGCCTGACTAGAAGAGATAGTCTGAAAGAGCTTGCTGAAACTTATGAACAGCAGGCTAAAACACTTGGAGATACTATTACAGAGTTCACCACTCCTGCAGATAAAAGAGGGACTAGAGATAAGATTAAAACTCTACGCACTCTGTCTGAACGTATCAATCTTGCACTTAACAAGGGTGATATTGACATCAAGACCTTTGAGAACCTGCTCAACTTTGAGATGAGCGGTCAGGAAAGCATTGATAAAAGGATAATCCCATCAGAGAAGATTGCTGAGATATATAAACTTGGCACAGATATAAACTCACTTGAACAGCTCAGAGATGATGCATCTGAGTCATTTGATAAGATGGCTTCTGAGGAAGGATTTAATAAGTTCTTCAACCAGGCTGAGCAAATGGCTAATGAGCAAGAGGAAGAAGCCTCCAAAGAAGAAACACCAGAAGCGGCTGTTATTCCAGAGGTAGACTTTGTAAATAAAGCTGGTGCAAAAGAGGTTCCTCAGGCAGACAGAGAATATGAGCTTGCAGGATTAAAACCAGCCAAGGTTAACAAGATTGCAGACGATCGTTATGAGGTGGTGTCTCCAACTGGCGAAAGCACCTTCTATGATAATAAGGAGGATGCTGATCAAGCTGCAGAAGATATGAATGCTGATCTCCAAGACCTGCAAAAGGTTAAGGTGTTGGAAATCAATGAGGATGGTACATTGAAGGTAGAAGACCTCGCTGGTAATATACAGAACATCCAACCCAAGCAACTGACTGGGTATGAGAGAGTTCAAACTGCTCAGGAGAAACTAGTTGAGAAGAAAGAAGAGCTCACACGTCAACAAGATGAACTTGAAAAGAACTCTGGTACTGTAACCACTATTGACTCCTCTCAGGAGTTTAGTGAAAGAGAGCCTGCTAAGAAAGAAGCAACTATTCTATTCACCTCAAGCATGACAGAATCAGAGGATTACAATGATCCTACCAAGTCAGCCCCTCACATTGTACGTTCTAGAAAGTTCCTGAATAATGTAAAGAACAATAAGAACAGAGCTAATGTTAAGGCCATCCTTGTTACACCTAATCAAGAGGCTAGCCTGGGACTTGTGGGATTAGCTGCTTTGTCCTTCAAAGTGGATACAACCAAGATGACTGAGGCTGAGCTGAAAGAGTTTAATGAGAAGGTGAGAAAGCCTGACACAGGATTTATTGCCCAAGTGTTTGTTGTCCAAAAAGGCAACAAGCTGTTCTTTGCAGATGAGGCTGGTAATCCTATGAATGAGGTGGGAACACAGGTGGATTTGAATAAGGTGGTGTTCCAAACAATGCCCACTGCTGAGCTCAATGATAGCAAGAATAAAGCTCGTTACAGAGCTGGTCAGGAGGCTGAGGCTAAAGCTTATTCAGAGGCTTGGTCTAAGTATAGAGAGCAACTTATGGGTGCTCCTGCTACAGCTTTCACTATCCATGACTTCCGTATATCTCGTGGTATTCCTATTGTGAATGACACTCCTGCATTAGATGAGGATGGTAATCCTGTTCGTAATGCTGAGGGTAGACCAGTGATGACCTTTGAGAGAAACCACGTAGGTGAGGTGTTGGTTCCTGAAGACAAGACTAGTAACAAAGGACTGATTGTAATATCTGTTACAGGTGAGATTGTACATAACGGACTGCCTGTCAACGTGTTGAGAGGTACACCTGTTTTACAGTATGGTGACACCCTCCAGGTGTTGAACAATAGAAGATTCACTAAGGCTGAGGCCAAAACAATCTTCCGTCTACTCAGTGAGCTATCCAAAGGATTTACATTAAATAGTAATCTAGAAGAGTCCTATGTAAACTTCCTACAGAACGTCCTTCACTGGAAGCAAGGAAAGAGTCCTTCCAAGAATCAGGTGTATATCAACCCTGAAACTATGGATCTCCGTATTGCAGGTAAGGATATTCCTCTGTCTGAGGTGGCTGATAGAGAAGCAGAGATAATAGAAGAACTCCAGAAGACCTTCTCTAACGTAAACAATAAGACTATTTACAGTGACTACGCGTTCACTGAATACTTCATAGATGAGAATGATCAGATTGCTTCCAGAGAGTGGGCTAGCTACAACTCCTATTTGTTGTCTGCCACCTATCCCGATGGTAGTAAGCGTGCTGTAAAGGACACCCCTTTATTCACGTCTGTATCTAAACCCACACCAGCTGAACCATATTCCTACAAACAGAAGTATTCCACTCTGGAAGGATTGGAGCTGGATGTACAATACACAGCTCCTGCTCAACAGGCTGAAGCTGAAGGAGTTCCCACAGTTGATGGGTATGTATTAGATGGTAAAACTCCTAATGTATTCTCGCTTAGAAAAGAGTCTGGAAACTTTGAGTTCACAGCCAGTGTTGAACCTAATGGTTCTGTTACAGTGGAACTAGTTGATAGTCAACTCACTAGAGACACAGTGGCTAGGATTGCAAAGAACAAGGAGCTCATAAATACCCAAATAGTTCCTCAGCTTGAACAGCTTGAGAGATATGATCGTGTAAAGGATGCTGCTAAGACGGATGAGGAGATTGCAGGTGATTACATTGGTCTTATAGCTGGTGCCTCTTTAGAGAAGAAACTCAAAGAGAAACCCACTCCTTCAGAAGAAGCTGCCCCTGCTACAGAGACATATAAAGGAATCACTGTAGTGGACAGCAGTAGTATCACAACAGCTACAGGAGAACCTGGTGCTGCTCAATACAATCGTGCTGAGAATAAGATATTGGTGAACAGAGATCTTCTTAAAAAGAAGTTTGATGAGAAGGCCTGGACCAAACCACGTAAACAGAAGGATGGTTCTTTTGCTACAGCTCTTCCTGAGAATGCATTTGCTACATATGAAGAGTTTGAGAAGTTTGTAATAGAGCACGAGTTCCAACATAGTCTTCTTTCCTATCAAGAGTCTGGTGCAACAAATGTGGGTGAGTATGAAGATATTATCAATCGTAGAGCTCTTGGTGAAGAGGCTAAGCCTACTGCTGCACCAGTTTCAACAGAAGTAAACAAGACAGTTTTCAGAATACTGGAGCAAGCGTTCTATGAGGGCAATGGTAAACGCTATGATGTTATTACAGATGCGCAGTTGCAAAGCATGTCTGCTGCAACCAAAACCTATCTGCTCAATCTTTACGAACAGTTAAAAGCTTATAACGATACGTTCAAGCGACTGGGTAAGGTGTTGGACCCTCAGACCAACAAAGAAATTACTACTGAGAGTGATAAGATTAAATATGTTACCTCTGCTTATTTTAGTGGATTAGGAAGACCTGGTAAGCTAGGATCTTCTGTAAGCATGACCTTTCCAGACCTGGTGCTACCCGTACCTTCTGCAGAAGTTATTGCTGACTTTAATTCTATCCTTGGTGCAAAGATCACCAATGAGCAGATATCTGCTTTAGAAGAAACTAAACCTGCAGCTCAACCTTATGATAACAAAGGCACTACAGGACCTAGCACAGACTTCCGTGTAGTGGCTAAGGGTGAGAAGAAAGAAGATAAGATTGACAACCTAGACTTGGCTGAGTTCAGGAAATGGCACGCTGCTAACGTTCCTGGTATTCCTTTTGAGATATTGGAAAACATCATCCGCAGAAACCCAGACATTACAGCTTGGGGTGTGTTTGAGAATGGTGTGGCTAAGTTCTACAGAAGCGCTACACGTGGTACAGAATACCATGAAATCTTTGAGGGTATATGGAAAGGATTCCTGTCTCCTGGTGAAAGACAAGACCTACTGAATGAGTTCAGAAGTCAGTCTGGCACCTTCAGAGATAGAGCTAGTGGAACTGATGTTGAGTATGCTGCTGCCACAGATACACAAGCTAAAGAAAGAATTGCTGATGACTTTGCTGATTTCAGAGTGGGTAAACTTCCTGCAAGAAGTCTTAAAGAGTTGATTCTCAGATTCTTCAGATCTATCATCAACTTCTTCAAGAACTTTAATGCTAAGCCCACGCTCAAACAACAACTGTTTGATGCAATTGACATGGGTAAGTATAAGGAGAGTGTTCTCCCTGACACTGTGAAGAATGAGGCTGCTGCGTATAGAGAAATTGAAGGACTGTCTGAGCAAGCAGCTCAGAAGTTTGTTGAGGACATGACAGCAAGAGTTGCTGGTCTAGTGTTCCTCAAGGCAAAGAAATATCTCTACTCTCCACAGAAGCTTACAAGCAAGCAGATATTTGGAGAGGTAGAACAAATGTATCTGAGAGAAGGCGACACTCCAGGATGGGGTGGTGTAAACAAACGCACCAAGCTTGGAGATGCTCGTTGGAACGCACTGGTACAGAGAACAAAAGAGAAGCTGCGCACCCTGGGCGTGAACTTTGATACAGAGGATAGACTAAGTCTTAATGGTGAGGACACCAACAAGAACGACTATGCTCCAGAAGCATTCACTGTAGATATTAAGAAGGGGGCATCTTTTGATGTCAAGTTCACCTTGGCCACCCTGTTCAAGGCTAAGGCCATGGATCAGAGCAACTCTCTCAGTCTTGAGATGCCTGATGCACAGATTGATCCAGAGGTGCTGGGATATAAGCTACTCAACTTCAGTACAGCATTTGCTACATTGCTTGAGAGACTATCCAACAGCAGTGATGTAAATAAGACAATGGACAAGCTCATAGAGCTTGCTGCCAATGATGCTGATTACGTTCGCATGTTCACACGTCTGGGTGGAAAGAAAGACAAATCTATTCCATACGGCAACTTTAAAGCTGAGGACTGGAGATTCTTCATCAGCTTCATGCAAACCTTTACAAGACAGAGACCTGATGCAATGGTACAGCGTATTGCTGGAGGTGAGACATTCACCACTCCTGCGAACGTACAAACCGCTGCTAGACAACAAGTTGACACCTGGGTGAACAACATGAAGGTGTTGGCTAGAACATCTAAGGGAGCTGTTATCTACGACAGTAAAACAGAAACTTATAAAGCTAACACCAAGAAGCTGAAGGAGATGCCTATTAGTTCTCCTAAGCAGATGATTGAGTTTTTGAATGAGATTGGTGTTACGTTCGACCTAGATACATACAAGAAGCTGAAGACTTATGGTGGGGACAAGAGTCAAAAGAATCAGTTTGCTAATGCTGTAAAAGACATCCGTGCCTTCTTACAGAGCGCAGATGACCTACTCACTGTAACCAGCCAGACACTGGGCATCACCACACAGCTGAATAACCTTGGTCGTTTGTATGTAAATGCAAACAACCCCAACCAGGACATCACCTACTTTGGTATTGAGAGAAAGAGAATGCAGGCCTACATTGATAACAACACTGCATCAGTGTTTGAGAACGAGTTCAATGAAGCTGCTACACTGGATGAGCTATTAGAAAAGCGTCCTGAGCTACAAGACATGTTCTCCACCCACTCTCAAATCCTGAAGAAAGGCGGACTCTACTTTGATAAAGAGGGCAACAGAATCAGAGAGATCAAGGTGATGACCATCCAGGGAATCGACAACTCTGATGATGCTGATAGTAAGTCTATTTCTAAGCTTGGACTTGGAGAGAGATTCTCTCTTGAGATTAACGAGAACCTGAATGGTAACTTCTACATTCTCATCCCTGCAGATAGCTCTACAGAATGGATGATGAATGTGGGCAATCAGATTGGTTATCAAGAGTTTGTAGATGGAAAGGCTTGGAACAAGATCTACTCAATCTACAAGGGCTATCTGATGGATGACATTGCTCTAGCCCGTGACTATAAGACTCGCGGTAAGCTGAACAATGTTAAGGCAAGAGCTAAGGAGCTGCGCTTCTTTAATGATATCCTCCGTCCTAAAACCCTAGAGAAACTGAACAGCATGATCGCTGATAAGTCAGTTTCTATGGAGGAGATTGAGAAGTATGTAAATGAGAACCAGGATTCTATAAATCAGGATGTAGCTGCTTTCTTGGACGGTATTTCTACAAAGACTATGAACATCCTCCAGAGAAATAGTCAAATCTCTCCTGTTGAGGCTGGCTGGACATGGGATAGCTTGGACAATACATTCGCTCGTAAGTTTGGTATCAATAAGAATCAACCAATTGTAGAAGATGTTCTGAAGCAAATATTGATGTTCAGAACTGCCAACTACACTATTAATAACATTGAGTATCACAAGGTGCTCTTTGGTGATCCTCTTCAGTTCTCTACAAAGAATGGTAAGTTTGATGAGACCAAGCGTATCAAGAGCTTCCTGTCTCCACGTAGAACTACATTTGATGTAGCTGCGTTTGATAACTTCCTGAATGACAACATGAACGAGGTGGCTGGTATTATGCTTAAGCCTGGAGATCCTGGCTATCATAATCACAAGGCCTATACAAGAACCGTCACTCTTGCAGATCCTAAGATAGCTAGTGCTCTGGCTAACATCATTCCTGCCTATGGTAGTATTGATGAGGCAGATGCTGCTTCCTGGCTGATGGATAATACCTTCAGAGAGGTGAAGCTGAAGAACGGTCAATGGTCTGATGAGGCTGAAAACTTCCACCAGTGGCAGATGGCTTATACAAGAAAGAAGCTGGCTGCTAAGGGTAAGTATACCTACACAAGTCCTGAGCTCAAAGCTTACGACCAGAAGCTCACTTCTACACCTTCTCCCAAATACACACTGGAGATATTGAAGCCTATTGTTTCTGGTGTTAAATACAACTCAAACAGCATCAACCTAGTGTTGGACAAGTTCTCTCAGATGCCTATCTACTATAGCATGGTGGAAGGAACCAGCATGGAGAAGTTCTACACACAAATGTTGGAGCAAGGATATGGTTATGCAATTGTAGAATCAGGAAGAAAGGTGGGTGCTGAGGGTCTGCACAATCTGTACAACCCCAACGGTACCTTTAATGAGGAAGCATTTAACAACTTTGTTGATGTTCCTTGGAAGGCATACGGTATCCAGGTAGAGAACATCTATGATGAGGGTAAAGAACAAACCCGTGGTTCACAGTTGACAAAGCTTGCAAGCATTGACCTTTTTGCTAATGGTCAGGTGTTTGGAGCTACAGGTGCACGTGCTGAATATATCAAAGAGCTATACAAGCGTAATGTTAGAGACCTAGATAGAATGCATGTAAATGCTTACAATCGTTTGCTCAACAAACTAGGTATTGTAGACAACGGTCAAGGGTTTACACTTGAAGATAAACAAGCATTGTCTGAGGTGTTGGTATATGAGATGTTCCGTAGAGAGCTCTCTGAAAACGCCAAGGATACAGTGAGACTTAATGAGGAAGACGAGTTCAGAATTCCTTTTGAAGCATCACCTTCCTATGTACAGATTAGAAACATCATCTACTCGATGATTGAGAAAGCTATCCTTTCTCCGTCTATGGGTGGTAAGCCATTAGTTCAGGCTCCTGTAACCATGTGGGAGAGTGCTGAGAAAGGAAGAAGCCTGGTTCTGAAAACTGACGAAGGATGGAAGAAGATATCTAGAGAGGAATATGAGGCACTGGATGACAGTGAGAAGAAGAATGTGCGCATGACAAGCGACACCCTCAAGTTCTATACAAAGGATAAGCCTTACATGGAGGTGTTATTACCTCATTGGTTTAAAGATAAACTGGCTGCTAAGAAGTTCAAGACTGACCAAGAGATCTTAGACTATATTAACAAGAGTCCTGATGGTCAGAAGATTCTGAGAGGTATCGGATTCCGTATTCCTACACAATCTTTGTCTTCCGTAGACTCATTCAAGGTGGCAGGGTTCCTTCCTCAATACATGGGTGACACAGTGGTTGTTCCTACAGAACTGGTTACCAAGGCAGGATCTGACTTTGACATAGATAAACTCAACACCTACCTGAGAAACGTATATGTAGATGCTACAGGTAACGTCAGACTTGTTAAATACAAAGGATCTGAGGAAGCTACAAAAGCATTCTTTACAAAGGTGTACGAAGATACTGTTCAGGCTGAGATTGACAGAATAGAAAAGTTTGAAGGATTTAGAGATAGAATGTTCAAGGTGCTGATTGATCTAGAGGATCTGTCAGACTTCTCTACAGAGTCCATAAACGCAGCTTTGGATGAACAAGACATTGATTTCTTCTATGACCACCTTAACATGTTTAAGGAGATTGTAAAACAAGCTGCAGATAATAATATTAGTGCAAGCGAGTACGTTGCACAACAGGTTGAGAATCTGGAAAATAAGAAGGTAAAACTGACCAAGAAGATTCTTAATGATAAGCTCAAGACATCCTATGTAGAGGACATGTATAAGCGCTCCCTCGAGAACGAATACTATGATTCTCTTGAGGAACTGATTACACTTCCTGAAAACTTCCAACGTCTACTCACTCCTGTATCAGATGGTGGTCTGAAGAAGATTGCATCAGAGCTTGAGACTCTTACAAATGATAAAGAAGCGGATGTAAAGAACAAGATTCTTGATCCCAACTACATGACTACCCTCAGACATGCGTTTGTAACTGCTAAGCGCTGGGTGGGTATTGGTGCTGTAAATATCACTAACCACTCTTTGTCACAAAAGGTTACAGTGTACATGGACCCTGAGAGAATCAAGAACACATCTGAGTTTGACCAGAAGTTCCTGGGTGATGGCACCATTCTGTTGCCTCACAACAAGGTGACAATCAATGGGAAAGAGTATATATCTATGTCTGGTGTACTGGATGCAGATGGTAAAATGTACATCTCTGATGGTCTGTCTGGATACATCACATCATTTGTGGATGTGGCTAAGGACCCATACATCATGAAGATTATTAGAAGTGATAAGGCTGTAGGTACATTCATGCTCATGCAGAGAATTGGTGTTCCTCTTCGTACAGCAGCTCTGTTCATGAACCAACCAATCATCAAGCAATACTTGGAGCTTGTAGAAGGAACAGAATCTCGTGGACTGTTTCGTGCTGAGAACATAAAGAACATCAAGAACAGATTCCCTGTAAAAGATGGAGATGTTGCTGAGGTGGCTAACACTATTGATACGTCCACTCTTGCAGATAACATCAGTGAGTTTGCACAGAACGGTAAACTTAGCACCCTCAAGAAGAATGCTGAGCAGCAGTTGATATTTGAGCAGTTCTTGAGACTGGCTAAGATGGCCCAATACAACTTCAACTTTACACAGGCTATTAACTACGACACTACTAAGTTCAAGAGCTCTGATGCGCTGGGTAAGAAGATTATGAAGACTGATATGGCTATGGAGAATAACATCTTCACATCACCTGAAGAGGTCCTTAACAACTCCCACATCGGACAGCAGAAAAGAATTCTTAGTATGTCTGTGGATGCTGCTGGTTCCATCTTTGTATTAGATCAAGACAGATTTAAGGCTATTACAAATCAAATCCTTGACCAGTACAAGAAGAGAGACTTCATATCTGAGGATGACTACGCTCGTATAGCAAACAAGATAAGAGCATCCTTCCTAGACTATGTTATCCAAACTAGAACAGGACTGAATGCTTCTATCAAACCTCTGCTTATTGACGCTAACACATCTGTGGCTACACGTCTGGCAGAAGCTAAAACACTGTACGCCAACGAGTTACCAATCCTCAGACAACTTGAGGTGAGATTCAATAGAGACAATGGTATCCATACGGTGATGCTGATGGCAAATGTAAAGGATGCTGCCAGTGAGAACATGTACATTGGTATGATGAGGGAGCTTAGAAACAACCCCAAAACTAACCAGCTGTACAAGGATTTAGTTACACTATCCATCCTTCAGGGTACATACCAGACAGGGGTGTCTATCAAAAACATCATCCCGATTGAGGATTACAGCGCTACTGTGGCTCCTGTAATTGCTGGACTCAGAGTAACAGAAGACATGGAAGCGTTTGCTCAGGGCATGTTCCAGCGTAATAACTGGGATGATAAAATGGTCTTCTATCCGCTGAACAAGGTGTTCTTCATTACTACCTCCCAGCAACCACTCTTCTCAGACATCGCTGGTGAGGCTGTATACGAATACTACTCTCCTGTTTTCCCTAGCAATGATGCACTTAAAATCAAATCCACAGAAAGAAAAATCCTATATTTGGACGAGAATTATGACAACGATGCAATCTCTAGTGGTGACTACGTAAAGATTAAGAGAGTGGTAGCTAATAAAAATGGTGGTGAACTTGTGGATGTTCTGAAGGGTGTAGGTGTTTCTAAGAAAGCATATGCCCTGATGAAGAAGGCTGGCAACCCACTTATCACACAAGTGCTTGGTTATCAGAAAGTTACCTATCCAGATGGCACTCCTGTAACAATAGGTGTAAAGAACTACAAGGGTCAGATAGAGAACAAGTATGTGTACAAGCTCATCAACCTATACGGTGAGGGTGCTTTTGGATCAGAGTATTACACAGACTTCAAACCTTCTGTAGTGGATAACAACACTGTTAGAATCAAGAACGAGATTCCTAACAATGACATCATTGCTGCTCTGTCTCAGGACATTAAGGTGGATGATGTTATGCAGCAGTCTCCTACTCCTACAACAGATGTAAAGGTAGATACACCTACAGAAATTTCTGAGGCAAAACAACTAGATCTTTTTGATACCGATCCTGAAAACCTTGAGGGAGCAGATGATTCAGCTCCTTGTAAAAGATAATTAATATGGCCTGTAGAGTAAAGTATATTGAACAAGAATACCGCAAGAACTATCCTGAGTTGGCTGATAAACTCACGGACAAGTATGAGGCTATTTGGAAAGATATAGAAAAGTCTAACCTATTCAGAAAGTATGGAGATGGTGAAACTGCCACTTACCTATTCTCTAAAATAGGAACAGACCAAAACCAAAAGCAAATCAACTTCATTGCTGAGCTAAACGCTAAGTATGAAGTTCCTCAGGGTCAGAATTTAATCAAGAGCGCATTCACAAAAGCTGGTAATAACAAAAAGGTGCTAGTTAATGTGCACCCACTGGCACAAGGAGAATGGAGCAAGTTACAAAAGCCTGAGCAGGGAACATTGTTTCAACTGCGTGGAGGCACTGTATCCTCTAACGCATCCCCCAGAACCATCAAGATGATCAAGGATTTCCTTGGTCGTATTGGTGTGAATATAAAGGGAGTGGATAACATCATTGTTAATGGTGTTAAGATGGATGCTAACGCTGCAGCCATTGTTACACAGAAGCTTATACAGGTGGTGAATGGTATGGAGAGCAGAGCTCTTCCTGAAGAAGCCATGCACTTTGCTGTAGAGATCATTAAGCAGACCAATCCTAAGCTCTATCAAAGACTACTCAGTGAGATTAATAGCTATCAGATATTGAGAGATACGTTTGCTGAGTATAGCAACAATCCTTTATATCAAACCGAAGATGGTAAACCTAATGTACTGAAGATCAAGGATGAGGCTATTGCCAAGGTGCTTTCTGAAACTATCATCTACCAGGGTGAGAATAATAAAGAGAGCGCTGAGAAACTGGCTAAGGTGCAAGGTTGGTGGGCTCAAATTCTAGAGTGGCTCAAAGGGCTGTTCTCTAGAAGTGGATTTGACCAGGCAGCTATGGACATCATCTCTGGAAAAGAAATTGGTACAGTTGATGACGTCCGTGCTAATGAGAACGAGGTGTTCTTGCAACAATCTAAGCAGGAACAGATATTTAACACCATCAAGAGCGGCTCCATGGCTGTTGAGAAGCGTGGAGATGGTTACTATGTGAATGGTAAAAAGGTTCCCAGGCGTGTAACAGATCTTGTTAACGATTGGTATGAGTATAGATTTAGAGAGAAGAAGCTGACAGATACAGAGTTCCAGAAGGCTATTGATGCCATGAAGGCTGATAAGGGTACAGCTGGACACGCTGATTTGGAATACGCATTTAGTGTATATGTTGATCCTCAGACAGGATTGATGAGACCTGAGCCGCTGAATGATGATGCTTACATTTCTCAGCTAAACAATCAGGACCGTAAGTATTACACCATCCTTAGAGACAACCTGAAGAAGCGTCTGGACTCATTTGGTCCTAATGCAAGATTCCTTTCTGAGGCTGTGGTGTATGATGCTAAAAGAGCAGGGGGTGGTATTGCTGGTACAATTGACTTCATTGCTATTACGGAAGATGGTAAGGTGAACATACTTGACTGGAAGTTTACTAACCTCAATACAAACAAGTATGAGGACATTCCTTGGTACAAGGTGAACGCATGGCGTACACAAATGAACCAGTACAAGTTGATCCTCAAAACAGCATATGGTATTAAGGAGGAGCAGTTTGACCAGACCAGGATGATTCCTATTCAGGCTGTGTATACAGAAGCTGACTACAAAAAGGAAATCCTACCACGTCTTTCTAGCATAAAGATTGGAGATGTAGACATAAAGAACATCCAGGAAGATTACCTGCTTCCTGTTGGTCTAGAGGAAGAAGCTACAGGAGAAGAAGAGCTTGATGATCTGTTGACTAAACTCAATAGCATCTACAAGAGAATGTCTGAGAGAAAGGTGGTGCCTGGTGAGAAACTGAGCAAGGCTGAACAGCTTAACTCTCTGTATACAGCTATACGTCATCTTCAAATGAGAAGAGATGCTAAAGCTCTTGTCTATCAGGCTCGTATAATCAACAAACAGATCAACGATATATTCACCAAGTTTGATGAGAAGTTCAAGGGCAAAGATCCTGAAAGCTTTACAGAAGAAGAGCGTAGTGCATTTACAAAAGAAATAGATGATGGATTGGATGCACTAGATACGTATTCTGACTTAGCTACAGAACTTGACTTCCTGTTCAGAGGTACGCTTGATAAAGCTACTGAGGATGTTAAGAACGAAATCTATAAAGCTAGTGCTGAAGCTAAGCTCTTGAGATCCAGACTGTTACGTCTTGATAAGAGCTTTACCAATGACTTCATTGCAATGTCTGAAAAGGTGAAGGGAGCTAAGGAAGGAGAGAAGTCTGTAAGAGGAGTGAGTAAATGGTTTAGTAGCACAGCCACTATACAGCTTAAAGCTGCAAGTGTTCTGTTTAGAAAAGCCAACCGCGCATTCACTTATGCAGGTATGGACACAGCTGCAGAAAGCAGAAAGCTCCTCGAGATAAAGAAAAGATATGATGCATGGGCTAGATCAAAAGGTCTCACTGCTAAGAACTACTTTGACATCATTAGAAAGAAAGCTGATTCATATCAGAAGGAAGCTGAGCTTCGCAAGAAAGCTGAAATGGATGAGCTCAACAAGATGAAACCTGAGCTCACTGATGAGTCATACAAGCAGGAGGTGGAGAAGATTGAGGAGCGCTATCAGAATGCCATCAGAGATAAGAATCAATTGATTGATGAGTTTAATCCTCAGTTCTATTCAAGACTCAACTCTGCTATAGACCAAAAGGACTATAAGTGGATTAGAGAGAATGTAGATAGGGCTGCTTATGCTGAACACCTACGTAAGAAACTAACTGAGGAAGAGGCACGTATATTTGATAAACCTCGCATTGGTACAGAAGAAGATATTGCTAGCCAGATTAAGAATGAATTGAGAAGAGCAAAGGAGCTATACAATGTTAGTACAGACCAGTCCTTGGGATGGCTGTTGTACGATGAGGTGAAACAGTTTCCTAATAAGGAAACTTGGGAGTCTAAAGAATGGAAGGAGCTCACAAAGAAGGATGCTTCTGGTAAGTTTGTTAACCAACCAGCCATTGATTTCTATAACTACATCCGTGAGAGAAACGAGATGTACAGAGATATTGGATACATCAATGCTAAGCAGTCTAGAGTGTTCTTGCCTTGGGTGAGAAAAGGACTGACAGAGAAACTAGCCCTTGGTGGTAATGTCACTATAGGTGAGCAGTTCCTCAGGACGATATCTATTGATGAGGGTGATGTGGGGTATGGACAGCGTGATCCTATCAGCGGTAAGTTGGTGGATAGAATTCCTATCTATTTTACCAGAGAGCTGGATAGTGAGGTGAGTACGGATTTATTCCGTACAATAGCTCTGTATAATGAGTTTGCTCTAAGATATAAATACCTCAGTGACATTGAAGATCAAGCACTTGCATTAAATAGACTTGAAAGAAACAAAAGATCAATCGCCTCATCTTTCTGGGGAAAGACAGAATATAAAGATGGTGAACTTCAATATAATCCTGACAATAGTGAGAATGCCCAAATCATAGAGAATATGACCAAGGCAATCATCTATCAACAGAAGTTTATTGAGAGTGATACATTTGATAGCGTGCTTGGAAAGATTGGTGGTGTAGGAGAAAAGATAAACAAAACGCTTGGATTTAAGTTGATGCCTGAAGGATTGGGTGGAAGACAAATTAGTATGAACAAGAGCATCGATGCTCTGAATACCACCTTCCAACTGCAGGCTCTGGGCTTGAACGTTCTATCATCCATGTCCAACTTGTTTGGTGGTACTACACAATCCTTGATCAACTCAGGTAAGTATTTTACTAAATCTGACTTTGTAAAGGCTGAGGGTAAGCTCTTGTGGAATAAACTTGGAGGAGAAGATGCTAAGAAGTATGTAGCAGCTATGAACTTCTTCATGCCTTTTACAGAAAATTACAATAGAGACTTAGCTAAAGACTTGTCTCTCAGCAAGATGAGTCAAGAGAGTATACAAGACTGGCTCATGATATTGATGAGAAAGTCTGACCGTGCTGTACAGGCTGTTAACTTCTATGCCTTCCTTGAGAACAGCGTAGTGGTTAATGGTGAGGTGGTTAACGCTAGAGAGTATTTGAGAAAGCAACCTGAATACCTCAACAAGATGTACGACGGAACTAGAGAAGAAAGAAAGGCTAGGGCTGATAAGTTTGAACAGGATGTACAGAAGCTGATTGAAGAGAAGGGTGTGTTGAAACTTGCTAAAATTGAAGGAGATCAGTTCACCATCCCTGGCGTAGAACAGAAGTCTGAAAGTGTTGTTGAGCTCAGAAGGAAGGTGCAACAAGTTACAGCAGATGCTCTGGGTAACATGTCTGAGGCTAACAAGCGTCTCATCAACCTCAATGTATACAGCAACTCATTCATGGTGTTCAAGAACTGGATTCCTCGTTTGATTGACGTACGTTTTGGTAACTTAAAATACAACTCTGCCTCAGATGCCTATTAGTGTGGTATAATGAGAATGCTGTTTAGATTCGTAGCTACAGATACTATTAATGCTTTGGATAGCCTCAAGAGTGCTATTCTTGGCAACGATGATAAGTTTGTTCAACAGATCCGTCAGCTTTATGAACAAAAGAAAGCGGACTACGAAAAAGACACTGGTAAGGAGTTGGAAATGACTGAGGATGAATTCATTAGCTTGGTTAGAGCCAACATGAAAAACCAGATGTTAGACTTGCTTATCTTCCTAGGTCTCTTGGCTATCTACTTTGGACTCAAGGCAAATATGCCTGACGAGGATGAGGACCCAATTGTAAGAAACAGATGGAAGTTCATGCTCAAGGCTACGGATAAGTTCACAGATGAGATTGCCTACTTCTACAATCCTACCAATATATTCAACCTAGTGTCTCAGGGTATTTTCCCATCCTTGGGACTTATAGAAAACTACAAGAAAACCCTTACCAACTTTGGAAAGGAGATGTACGGGTTGGCCATAGGAGATGAGGAACTGGTAGAAAAGAACTACGTCATTAAGTATTTAATGAAGTCTTTTCCCATTACCAGCCAGGGAGCTCAGCTTCTTCCAATGTTCTCTCCTGAGACCGCCAAGGACCTGGGAATCAGAATGCCTTCCCAGTCAGGAATTAGATAGATGGGATAGCTATATTATGCTATCTATTTGCTTATAACTCATTGAAAATACATTACTAACAACTAATTTTGCTAATATGCGTACTGCTGCAATTTGCCCAACCTGTGCCACCTATGAGAACGCTCTGTGCGTACTCTACAATGGTCCCTATCTTGCCAATGCTGACATCAACCCCCTTGATTCTCTGGAGGTTGCACTTGGTAAGATAAACAATAACCTAGTTCCCAAATCTGGAACTGGAGCTCCCACCATTGCTGGCACCTATCTAGGCCAACTTTTTGTAAGAACTAGTGGGGCTAAGAATCTTTACTATGCCCAAACCACAGGCACAGGTGCCTTGGATTGGAGAATTGTCTTGTCTGTTCCCTATACAGGGGCTCCTGAATATGCTGACAATGCTGCTGCTATTACAGGCGGTCTGCTTGCAGGTCAAGTTTACCGTACAGGTGACGTATTGAAAATCGTACACTAATTTAAGACATGAACGTACTTCCTAATATACTAAGTTATGGAAGTTCAGGTTCATCTGGTACATCAGGTGAAGCTGTTCCCCATACACCAGACTTTTTAGAAAGCTGTTCCCCTCTTCCTATTGAGGGGTCAACGTTATCTGAACCAGTTGATACATCAGCTGGTAAGCCTTCTTTTTTGTCTAAACTGTATAATAGCGTTCAGTATCATACTCCTGATCCTGTAAGTACGTCTATAAATTATAACGAAGATATATTAAATAGTACAGTCTTCTCTAACGTAGTTGTAGCTGAGACACCCACTGACCCTGATCAACCTTTTATATCTAAGCTGTTTGGTAATAACCAATGCAATTCTGATTTCACATGTGCGCCTGTAATATGTGCAGCTAATCCATGCCCTATCATATTGAACGCAACTTGTGTGTTTTATGAAGGACCCAATTTAATCTATACAAAGATTAATACCAATGACAACCTCCAGGTGGTCATTGAGAAGATAGAGGATGCTTTTGCTAATGGTCTTGCAGGAAGTTCTGGTACATCGGGAACCTCTGGAACCTCTGGTACCAGCGGAATAACAGGTTCTTCTGGTTCTGCAGGTAGCAGTGGAACTAGTGGAACGTCTGGGTCAAGTGGAAGTTCTGGCACTTCAGGAACATCTGGCACCTCGGGATCTAGTGGCAGTACAGGGACTTCAGGAAGTTCTGGTTCTTCAGGAACTTCTGCAACAGCAGGAACTTCAGGATCGTCTGGATTGTCTGGTACAAATGGTACGAGCGGTACCAGCGGCACATCTGCCACATCTGGTACTTCTGGCACTACAGGAACAAGTGGAAGTAGTGGCACAAGTGGCTCTAGTGGTACATCAGGAACAACAGGTACATCGGGTACTAGTGGAATAGATGGTACTAATGGAACAAGTGGTACCACTGGGACTAGTGGTTCTAGTGGAACTTCAGGTTCAGCTGGTACAAGTGGAACGACAGGTACCTCTGGTACAAGTGCAACAAGTGGCACAAGTGGTACTAGCGGAAGCTCTGGCTCGGGTGGTACATCTGGTACTTCTGGTAGTAGTGGATTAACGGGTTCTTCTGGAACTAGTGGTTCATCTGGTTTGTCAGGCTCAAGTGGATCTTCAGGTTCCTCTGGAAGCAGTGGTACTACGGGTACTAGTGGTTCTTCGGGCACTTCTGGAGTGGATGGTACATCTGGTAGCAGTGGCACATCTGGTTCAGCAGGTTCTTCTGGTACATCAGGTACTGATGGAACAGGCGGTACATCTGGTACATCTGGCTCTAGCGGTAATAGTGGAACATCAGGATCTAGTGGTACGTCAGCAACGTCTGGTACTTCTGGTACTAGCGCCACCTCAGGAAGTTCAGGAACTAGTGGTAGTAGTGGTTCGGGAGGAACATCAGGTACCTCAGGTAGTACAGGCACTTCTGGAACATCGGGTTCGTCAGGTATAGATGGTACAAGTGGAAGCAGTGGTTCCTCAGGATCTTCAGGTTCTAGTGGTACCACTGGAACTTCAGGCACTAGCGGCACCACAGGAACCTCTGGTTCTAGTGGGTCTTCTGGTAGCAGTGGATCTAGTGGCAGTAGTGGCACAGATGGTACAGGAGGAACTTCTGGTACAAGTGGATCGTCAGGATCTAGTGGAATAAATGGAACATCAGGCACTTCAGGAAGCTCTGGAACAGCTGGTTCATCTGGTACATCAGGAACAAGCGCAACTTCAGGAAGCAGTGGAACAACAGGAACTAGCGGTAGCTCAGGTGTGAGTGGTACTAGTGGTTCATCTGGCACCACTGGAACTTCTGGAAGTAGTGGTTCAAGTGGATCTTCTGGATCTTCGGGAACCACAGGAACAAGTGGGACTACAGGTACATCAGGTACAACGGGTACTAGCGGTACATCAGGTCAAAATGGTGTATCTGGTGGACTTGTGTACTATCTTAACCAATCAGTAAATACTAGTAGTGCAATAGGCACTCCTACATATAAACAATGGTCTGGTACACCTACAGGTGGAGCAGAACAAACAGTGGTAACAAGCGTTGCAGGCAGCACAAGAACACTGATTGCTACATATGCTACAGACTCAAATGTACCAGGAGTGACACAATTGCCTTCTGGTCTATGGACATGGGTGACACACTTCTCAATAGATGCTACTGTCACCGTAAAGGTGGATGTGGAGTTTTATAAGTGTGACTCCACAGGTGGAAGTGTGGTACTCTTAGGAACCACTAATCTTGATAGCGAACCTTTGACCATTAATATTCTAAAGGAATTTTTTACAGACTTGTTCCTTCCTTCTACAGCAATACTTGCTACAGACAGGCTTTATTGCCAAATCTATGCTGAGCATACAGGGGGCGGAAGTCAAAACATCACCTTCTATACAGAAGGAACAAGTAACTATTCCTATGCCCAAACAACATTCACCCCTCCTTCTGGTACCTCAGGTACTAGTGGGGTGAATGGAACAAGTGGAACATCAGGAAGCTCTGGTTCTTCTAGTACATCGGGTACATCTGGTACCACTGGAACCAGTGGGTCTTCTGGAAGCTCAGGAGTATCAGGATCTTCAGGCACTTCAGGTACCACTGGTACATCAGGAAGTAGCGGAACTTCTGCTACCTCTGGTACCTCTGGTACATCAGCCACCTCAGGGTCATCAGGCACCACTGGAACTAGCGGAAGCTCAGGCACTTCAGGAAATAATGGTACCTCTGGAACTACAGGTACTTCAGGTAGTAGTGGTACTAGTGGTGTGAATGGCACATCTGGTGTTAATGGGACTTCTGGTACTAGCGGGACTTCTGGAGTGAGTGGTACAAGTGGTACTACAGGAACAAGCGGAACTTCTGGCTCATCAGGTGTAAGCGGCACAAGTGGAACAAGTGGTTCTAGTGGATTAAGTGGAACAAGTGGCACCAGTGGAGTGAACGGAACTAATGGCACTTCAGGCACTACGGGCACAAGTGGTACTAGTGGGATAAACGGAACCAATGGAACATCAGGTACGAGTGGAACATCAGCTACCTCAGGAACCTCTGGTACGACAGGTACATCAGGAACGTCTGGAATAAATGGAACCAGCGGCAGCAGCGGATCTTCAGGAACAAGAGGAACCTCTGGTGTTAATGGCACCTCAGGGACTTCTGGTGTAAACGGAACTAGTGGAACTAGTGGTGTAAGTGGAACGAGCGGAACATCTGGTACCACGGGTACGAGTGGTACAAGCGGTATAAATGGAACAAGTGGTTCCTCTGGAACCTCAGGGATAAACGGTACTAGTGGCACATCTGGTGTCAATGGTACGAGCGGTACTAGTGGTGTAAACGGTACATCTGGTACAAGTGGGTCTAGTGGTATTAACGGCACTAGCGGTACTACAGGAACTAGTGGAAGCTCTGGTACCACAGGAACGTCTGGTACCACAGGAACCTCTGGGTCTAGTGGTACTAGTGGAAACAGTGGAACCTCGGGTACAACAGGTACATCAGGAACCAGTGGCATTAATGGAACCAATGGTACTTCTGGTACAACTGGCACAAGTGGTAGTTCTGGTACATCAGGAAATAGTGGAACCAGTGGTACAACAGGTACTTCGGGCACCTCTGCAACCTCTGGCACAAGTGGCACCACAGGAACGTCTGGTACTACGGGAACCAGTGGTACTAATGGTCAAAGAGGTGGTGTTCCTTATAACTTTTCTACATCAACAACTAATGCTGACCCTGGAAATGGTATAGTTGCATATAATAACGCAACCATAGGTTCAGTTACTAATATTTACATAGATAATCTAGACCAATTTGGTAACAATCAAACCGCTTGGTATAATACTTGGGATGACTCTACCACCACTGCTACAAGAGGAGTTATTGCTTTTTATAGTAGAGATAATGGAACAGTGGTTAACCAATTCCAAGTTACAGGTGCTGTAACAGTCAACGCTGGATATTACACGATACCTGTATCATATATTAGTGGTACACTTCCATCAACCGGTGCACAACTAGCAGCCATGTTCTCAAGAACTGGTAATGCAGGTACTAATGGAACGAGTGGAACAAGTGGTATTAATGGGGCCAATGGAACAAGCGGAACCAGTGGTACCAGTGGTGTAAGCGGAGCTGCTGGAACTAGCGGAACATCAGGAACGTCTGGTACATCAGGGGCAAACGGTGCTGCTGGTACAAGCGGTACATCTGGGACAAGAGGTACAAGTGGTACTTCGGGAGTTAATGGTGCCAACGGTACCTCAGGTGTTAATGGAACATCTGGTACCTCTGGAGTAAATGGTGCTAATGGAACTAGTGGTACTTCAGGAGTTAACGGAACATCTGGAGTTAACGGAACATCTGGCACAACTGGTACTAGTGGTACAAGTGGGACAAGAGGTACTTCGGGAGTTAATGGTACCAATGGTACTAGTGGTGTTAACGGAGCTCCTGGAACCTCAGGGACTTCTGGCACATCTGGAACAAGAGGAACCTCAGGTACATCTGGTACCACACCAGCGTTAAGTATTGAACTAATGACTGCGGGTGGATGGCCATCGATCGTTGATGGAACTGCTGCAGGTGGTTTTTCTAACACTACAAATGGACAAACCTTTTTCCTTGTTGATTTTGCAGACTTAGGCGGTCAAGATCCTGAAGTAAGATATTATGAATGGACAATTAAAGTGCCATGTAATATTAATTTAACCAATGCCACTGCACAATTCACTTGGCTTGCTAAATTTGCAGCCTCTGCAGCGCAGGATACTGTAGTTTGGGCTATTCAAGCAGTGGCTTATCAGGATGCTGATGCCTCAGATGCTGCTTGGTCAGCTGCTGCTACGGTGAATGATGTAACTACTGGTGCTGGTAATGTAAACATTAGTGCTGTTACAGGTGCATTCACTCCAGCTGGTTTTGTAGCAGGTGGTGTAAACTTGGTACAAATCAGAGTGTATCGTAATTGCGCCAGTGCAAGTGATACCTTGGCACAAGCTGCTCGTTTGTTCTGTGTAACTCTTAATGTTTCTCAAACAACTTGTTCATAATCTATGAGTGTCATAGGATATTTTACTACCAGTCCCGTTGTACTTATGCGTAGATGGGAGCCCTCAGGGGGAACAACCACCACCACCACCACGATTGACTGTAATCAAGTTTACACCATTGATGTTTATGCAGCTTCAAATGTTAAATGCGAACTTTGCACATCTTGTGATGCAATTTGTGCTGAATGTGATGTTATACAACTTGAATACAGCACAGATGGTGGTAGTAGTTGGAATGCTGGAGGCATATACTTTGATACTGTAACATCTTGTGCATACGTAGGAACATTTAATATTGGTATCTGTGAAACCAGCCTGATATTTAGAATTATTAGTCAAAATAGATGCAGCGGGCCGATTTATTTTAAGTACGCTAAAGACAGTAGCACTTGTCCTAGTGCTCGTACTGCTGATTGTGGTGATTGTACTGACTCAGAAACAACTAATGTAATGCCAACTGGGAACACCTCTATTGCTTTTACAATTTGTACAGAATGTAGAGATAGTTGTTGTGTCCCTTGTTGTGTATAATAAACTAGACAAGGTTTAGTAGAGAAATAATAACATCTAATGCTGAAATACTCCTATGGCACTCAAAGTGTCTAGGAGTATTTTTATGTTCGGGACACCAGTCCCAATCTCCCTTATCAAATGTAACATCTGGTTTATTCCAACATCCATGACACACCTTGGTATTTGTAACCCTAGTGCAATCGGTAGTGAACTCATGATCAGCCTCTGTGAAGTTGGAGATCATAACCACATGCTTTTCCAAAGCCCAGGCTAACCAACTAAGCCCACTAGATAGGCCTATGAACACTTTGCTATGATGGATGACATTCATGGTGTTTTCCATGGATGTATCCTCTATCTGTATACAATTATCAAAAGCATTTCTTTCTTTAGACACATTCACAACAGTGTATCCTTTCTCGTGGAGGAAATTAATCACTTTCTGCCATTCCTCCTTAACCCAAAACTTACAGCCTGCTGTAGAGTTGGTGGCTATTGTAACATATTCACCATATAAATTGTCACCAGGAGTGAAGGCTATTCTAGGTCTAATCTCTTGATAATCAAGACCTAAGATGTTAGTGGCTGCTTTCTGAAGGGGAATAGTGTTTGGCAAAACTGGTTCTCTGTCTGGATTGTAGAACCAACCAACCTTATACATACCGTGTATGTTATTAGCAGCCTCTCCAGGATTGATGAATTCTAGTTCTGGATAGACATCTTTGAATAGGAAGTTTTTAAATGTGCTCACTATCACATCACAGTTGTGCTTCTTCTTGAATTCCAAACAATATGGCAACCATGCTATAGTGTCCCCAAGTGATGCACTATCAAAAGCAATGAACACACGTTTTCCTGTATAATCCAAGATGGTGTTGCTAATCAGCTCACCATTCTCCCAAACCTTGATATTCCACTTAGTGTACCATTCACGGTTGAGCTTCACCCAGGAGTTTGATTTAACAGTGCTTCTATAAATACAAGTGTTGTTCTCATCAAAGTATTCAATGGTGAAATCACTATCTGAGGGTCCTTTGATTTCTGTATAAGGATTGTTTATGAAACTGTGATAGATGTCTACAGGTTGATTTTTGATTGGCTCATTGTTCAGCCCTGTATAGATGGCTAAATGGCTAAGAGCAAATTCAAGATCCTCATTCTCAGGAATATCATATTTCTTTGGATTCTCTAGCTGTTCATACACCTGTTCTTTCAGTCTGTCTGGATCTAAATCTGTAATGTACTGAGTAAACATGTCCCCATACTGAGGAAGGTTGCGAGCTATGATGGGTAGTCCATATCCTATAGCTTCTCTGATTACCAATGGATTACACTCAAATGTGCTATTGAACAGGAATAAATCACACCCTTTCATGAAGCTACCTACATCATCCCTTTCTCCCCAAACATGTACATTAGGAGGAACATCTTGCATGATAGGTTCCCAGTAGTGCTGGAAGTTACCTGCCTGATTACCTACGAAGTGGAAATGTACATCTGGCATTTGTTTAGCTAGTTCTACAGCTTCTCCTTGGTTCTTGCCAGGAGTCCAGAGTCCTACGTTTAATACATGCTTTCCAGGACCAAAATCTATTGCAACAGCATCCTTCTTTTCAATAGGAAACTCTACAACATACTTGGGAGAAGACATGTTAGCAAATGTCTTCAGGTGGTGAGGTGTACAGAACATGTATGCATCTGGATGAAAGCGCTTCTCCTCATCTGGTTTAAACACAATGTTGTGACAGGTTTCCACCATTCTCCATGTGCGATCATTACTGTACAAAGCCTTTCTTAATTCCTCAGGCCAGTTGTTCCAGCCATCTTCTACCATCTCTTCTACATGTATAATATCAATAGCGTTCTTTTTGATAATGTCTATGAGCTCCATCTTATTCTCTCCCAGTGTCCAGAAGTGTTTCACCAGATGTTTAATCTGATTCTTCTGCACTACGAAGTGATCACTATGGTTGGCATATTCCACTACAAAGATTTCAACCTTTGTGTGAGCCTGGAGAGTCTCTATTCTTTTAAGTAGAAATGCAGGCATGCCTCCTGTGGACAAATGGGGAGCTACAAATAGCACACGCAAGGATCTTTCACCAATCATCTGCAGCATCGTTTCTTTATTCTTCTCTCCATGATAGAAAAGAAGTTGCTCTTCTTTGGCTGGCACTCTTACAAAATGACCTACATATCTATCCTCTCCTGTAAACTTTAGCTTCCCCATCATGTCCAGTGATCCATTCATGTATATGTAGGGTAGGCCTTCTAGCACCTTCCATTTCCAAAGAAGTACATTGGCTATAGTTTCTTCGTGATAGGGAGCATAGTATTGTGGATTTTGCTTCACTGCTGGGTGATTACACATCCAGCTCCACTCATCTAAAAACTTTTCACACCACTGACCAGCTACAAAATATCCTGTTTGTCTGTAAGTTTCTCTGAATCTTTCATCTACACCAAACAGCTCACAGGCTGGATGTTCAAGGGTGCCTGTTAAATCATCTTTTGTCTCAGCCCCACCTCTACCGTTTGAATGCATCCAGTCATAGATACCTGCTGTAAAATAGGGGTAGGTGGATTTCTCTGGAAAGTAGTCAAAAATGCTATCTACATATCTGGTGGCTACACTATCAGCATCCACATAAGCCACGGTTTTGGCTAATGTAAGAGCATTCTTGATAATGGCTGGACGTTGAATTAGTATATTGAATATATCACGGTTGTCTCTATCAATATACTTATTCTGAATAGGATTTTTAACATCACATTTCCAGTTGATGGTGATGGCTCCTGGAATATCTTCATCAGAATTCAGCAGGTAAACAAAGATGGCAATGTTGCTGTTTGCTCTGATGGAAGCCACACATCCTTCGATCGTATTGCGATAGCTTTCAGTCCCATAGAGTACATAAGCTCTTTTGAGTCTAAAGTCCTTGTTGATGTAATACCCATACCAACTATTGGTGTATAAAGGAACAAGCCCTGGATAGCGATTTTCCATCACCTCTGGAGTGAGATCTGGTTGAAGATGGGTTTCGTAGATGTTCCCATACTCTTCTCCATCTTGTTCCATAGTGTAAGGAATAGCTACAAGAAACTGCTTTTCATAGAACTCCAGATCCTCTATAAGACACTCAGCGTCCTCTTTAGTAAGATGTTCCAGTACATCTCCCAGAATGATGAAATCATACTCTTGCCAATTGAAGGTGAGTATGTTTCCAATATAAACATTGTCATATTTCTTTCTAAGTCCAAACTGGTCTACGTACGGAGCCCATATTTCTACAGCATCTATTCTATACCCAAGATCTTTGAGCAGGTCTGAATATGTGCCCTGTCCAGGGCCTACATCTAGAATTCTTTTGCTATTGGGAACGTTGTCTACAAACCACTGTCTCACTTCGGGTTTAAAATAGGTGTAACTGTTTGGCATATATGTGTTTGGTTTCCTCGAACAAAGTTAAAAAAATATTTGGTAGTTTCAAAACAATTTATTAGATTTGCCCCCAGACACCTACTCTGTCAATTTATTGCTATATTATGCCCACTCTGGGCATTTAACTACAAACACGCTGGTCCCTGCTTCGGAGGGGGTTGGCGTGTTTCATTTTAACCCCTAATCCCATGTAATACTATCATGGAAAATGTATTTGAAGAACAAGTAAAATCAGAGCTCAAGAGCATGGATCAGCGTCTATATGACATGGAGGAAAAAATCAACTCCATCGATACTAAACTTACACAAGTAATCGATGCTATCCTAGGTAACCCTCTTACCAAGCAAGGTGGATTTGTTAAAGAGATAGATGATCTTAAAGCAAAGATCACTACGTTAGAGAAAAAGGTGGAAAAGCATGAGGATTTCAAAAAGAAGGTGTACTGGGCCGCAGCTATTTTAGGAGTTTTAGTGATGGGTGCTGAGTACATCACCAAAATCTTTGCCAACCTAACTAATTGATATGCAGTTTGTTAAGAAGAATTTATTGAGCTTAGCCATAGTGGTGCTGCTAATAGTGGTGGCTCTACAAAAATGTGCTCAACCTGGTGCTTCTGAAGAACCTACAATTGTTAGGGATACAGCTTGGGTGGTAAAAGACTCCCTGATATACAGCAAACCTCAGCTAGTAAAGACTATTGAGATAGAATCACATGATACTATCATCAACCATTACATCCCAGATACTAATTACCAAAAATTGGTACTTCAGTATCAAGAGGTTGTAAATCAACTACTTGCAAAGAATATCCAGCAGGATAGTGTGCGCATTGATACGAATGGATACGTAAAGATCATTGATACTGTTCAGAAGAATCTTATTGTAGGAAGAAGTACACAAGTGAACATTAAGTATCCCATAATTAAGGAAACTATCACTCTTCCTGCAAAAAAAGTGAATCAGCTGTATGTAGGGGGGGCCTTCCAAACGAATAGCCAGAACCAGCAGATATCGGTGGGTGCTCTTCTGAAAACTAGGAAGGATTTTCTGTTTGGAGGGTCACTAAGTGTAAATACTTATGGCGATTTTATGTACGGAGTAGGCACTTATTGGAAACTAAAGCTTAAGAAATGAATATAGAGAAATTAAAAGGACACATCCCAGATGCTGTACTGGCTCAGATCCCTGACACAGTACAAAAGTTTGAACTCAATACACCCTTAAGACTAGCTCACTTCCTGGCTCAATGTGGTCACGAGAGTGGTGGTTTCAAGGCTACAAGTGAGAACCTAAACTATGGTGCCAAGGGTCTTCTTGGAATCTTCAAGAAGTATTTCCCCACAGAAGCTAAAGCTAAGGAATACGAGCGTAAGCCTGAGAAGATAGCTAATCTGGTATATGGAGGAAGAATGGGAAATGGTCCTGAGGCTTCTGGTGAGGGATGGAAGTTTCGTGGAAGAGGTTACATCCAACTTACAGGTAAACAAAACTACACTTCTTTCGATGCTGTAGTTCCTGAAGACATCCTAGCTAATCCTGACTTGGTGGCTAGCAAATATCCTCTGCTTTCTGCAGCTTGGTTCTTCCATAAGAACGGTTTGCACAAGATAGCGGATGGTGGTGCTACAGATGCGGTGGTAACTTCTGTTACAAAACGCGTAAACGGTGGTACAATTGGTCTTGCTGATCGTATCAAACATTTTAAAGAATATTACAATTTATTAGCATGAAAAAGTTTTTACACGATTTATTTAACGACAACAACTCTATTAATGAGAAAGCTGTGGTTGGATTTATTGCCTTCCTCATGATGGTGGTAGCTCTGATTACAGATCTTATCACTGGTATTCTGGGTAGAGAAATGCCCATCCACCAATTCATATTTGATGGATTCATGATAATTGTACTGGGAGCTTTTGGAATAGCTTCTGTAGATAAATGGATTAACAAGACAAAAGGAAATAACGATGAAGAACCTCAGTAAAGAAGAGCTACTGAGTAGGATGGAGGCTATTAATCGTAGTAATGCCATCATATACTTTGACCTCAATGGGTTTATTCTTGGGGTTAATTCTATCTTTTTAGAAACGATGGGGTATAAGGATGGAGAACACGAAAAGGTTATTGGTAAACACCATAGCATTTTTGTTTCTCCTGAATATGTAAAGTCAGATGACTATATTAAGTTTTGGGAAACGCTAAGAGCAGGAAAGTTCTTTGAGGGGGAGTTTGAGAGGGTAAAAGTAGATGGCAATCTTATTTATCTACAGGCAACCTACAATCCAATACTGAATGAGGATGGCGAGGTAACCAAGATAATGAAGATTGCTAGTGATGTAAGCACAACGGTCATAGCAAAGAATGAGATTGGCGCAGTGAGTAAAAGCAACGCCATCATTTACTTTGATTGTGACGGGTATGTATTGGGAGCGAACTCTATTTTTTTGAAAGCAATGGGCTTTGACGAAAAAGATGAGAGCAAAATTATTGGGAAGCACCACAGCATTTTTGTTAGCTATGAGTATTCAAAGTCAGAAGAATACAAGGAGTTTTGGGCAAAGTTAAGCAGCGGCAAGTTCTTTGAAGGCGAGTATGAAAGAAGGAAAGTAGATGGCACTCCTATTTATTTGAAAGCCACTTACAATCCCATACTTAGCAACGATGGCACCTGCAAAAAGGTAATGAAAATTGCCAATGACATTACTGAAACTATAAATAGCAAAAACAAAATAAACGAACTATCTAAGAACTTGCAAATAGAGTTAGACAACTCAAACAAGCTTAGATTGGCAATAGAGATGGAAAAAGATGCAGCCTTGAATGATTTGGATGCAACGATAAAGAAGAGTCAAAGCGAGTTAATTAAAGTGATTGTTAAATCAGCTTTGTTTGTAATTATGTCGGTTGGATTTATTACCACCATAATGTACTCATTTGCAATATTGTCAAATAAGGATACGCAGATTATTGGTTCAACTTGGTCTAATATGTTTAGCGTATTGCTTACCAACGCATTCTCGATAGTAGGAACAATTATGGGTATTAAGTACGCAACCCAAGAGGAAAAAAATAAAAAATAAACCAAAATGGCAAAACCAAAAGCTTCAGACTCTAGAAAAATCACCTTTGGCAAACGCAAGGGTGGAAAGGCTAGAAAATCTAGCGGTCCCAAAGATAAAGCTGTCTCTAAGTATAGGGGACAGGGTCGTTAACCAATACTAAATCTATGGAAAGTGAGCATGTTAAGAAAGCAAAGAAAGAAATTAACAACCTTAAGAGACGTCTCCCTAATGCTGGGAATGTTCTTCCTACCTTTTGGGTACGACTTCCTTTTCAAGTTGATAATGGAGGTAACTGGCTCATTCTGGGCAGCCGATCTTATCTTCTATGGAATCTCAGGATCGTTCTTTGCCTGCTATATCTTGCTGTCCAAATATTTAAACAAGTTTAGTTAGAGCTGTTTTAACAAACTTGGTTATTGTAATTTGTTGAAGCTCATTGTTTTCTCTAACTAACACCATATATTTGTAACTTATGCCAATACCTTCAAGACAGATAGGCTGGAGCACGCAGGACAACCTGTTGTGGCAGATTGCTAAACAAATGGAGCAAGCTGGCTGTCAGCTCTGTACGCTCAACGATAACATAGGCACAATTACAGGAACAAGCGGTACCTCAGGAACCAGTGGGTCTAGTGGAACTAGTGGCACCTCAGGAACATCGGGAACTTCAGGAACTGCTGGACAACCTGGAGACAGATATCAAACCACATCTTCTAGCACATTTACATTAGGCACTGGTGGAACTATCACTGTAGGAACTGGCTTAGCTTATACCACAGCTCAGGACGTACTGATAGCATACGATATTAATAATCACCAGGTTTCAATGGTCACTTCATATAATCCCCTTACAGGGGTTTTGGTGTTTGGTGCACCTTCTGAAGTAACAGGATCAGGCACTTATAGCTCTTGGGGTGTTAACCTTAATGGAGCTGCTGGTGGTAATGGTACAAACGGTACCTCTGGTACTGCTGGTACTAGTGGCACTAGCGCAACTAGCGGTACAAGTGGATCAACTGGCACTTCAGGGACTACGGGAACTTCTGGAACAACTGGGACTTCTGGTACCAGTGGAACTTCTGCAACACTCCCAACATCAGTGAATTATGGACTTTTTGCTCAAACAGCAAACAGCACCATAATCACTAACACCACTGTAGAAAGCACTTGATTAATGGTGGCGTGGGGACACTAACTGTACCAGCTAATGGATTTAGTGTAGGAGATAGCTTTAGAGCTGTATTTGGTGGACTTGTAACTGCTACAAATAACCAAACAATAAGAATTAGAGTGAAGGCGGGTTCTGTTATCCTACTTGACAGTGGAGCGCAGCCCATTACAAACATTACAAACAATGTGTTTAATTTGAATATAGATTTCACCATTAGACAACTAGGAGCTGCTGGTGTAGCATCAATTGTCACTTTAGGTGGATTTCATTATACAAAAACAGTAAATGGTGTTGTTGAAGGTTTTGCATTTAATACAGTGAATAGTACAACCTTTGATACAACAATCAGTAACACATTAGATGTCACTGTTCAATGGGGTGCAGCTAGCACAGGGAACAGTATATACAGTGATATTTTCATATTGAATAAAACTTATTAATAATGGCAATACCTAGTAGACAAATAGGATGGGGTACAACAGAGAACCTGTTGTGGCAGATTGCTAAGCAGCTGGAGGGTATTTCCTGCCAGCTTTGTGATTTGAATAACAACTTCACCACTACCACCACAACTACTACCACCCCGTAGTGATTATACAAAACCAACAAAACTACATATGAAGGATCTTAAGTACGTCTGTGTTCAGCCAGATGATACGTATTACACATGGCAAGTACACCTGTGGTTAGAGAGTTTAAAGAACAGAGGAGATAGCGATAAGGCAATTGTCTTAATCTTTACTCCCAACTACAGAGAAGTGAATAAGAACTGGAAGCAGGTAATTGACCTCTACCCAGAAACTGAGTTCCACTTCTACAAAGATGAACACGACGTAAGTTCGCTACTAGGGATATACATTCCAGTGCTTAGACCTTACACCCTCTGGAGACATTGGAAAGAACACCCAGAGCTCAGTGATAAGGCTATCTTCTACTGCGATTCTGATGTGCTGTTCACACAGCATTTCAACGTTGATAAGTATATAGATGATGATGTGTGCTATCTGTCTGATACACACAGCTACATAAGCGCTTCTTATTTTGACAGCAAAATAAAGGATGTACTTCCTGAAAAGCTGGAAGAATATAAGACACGCGACATCCTTGCAGAGATAGGCAGTGTGATTGGGATTAGTCGTGAGGAAGCTATGGAAAAAGATAAAGATTCAGGTGGTGCACAATACCTCCTGAAGAACATAGATGCAGCTTTCTGGAACAAAGTGATGAATGATTGCATCCTGATTAGAAGCTACCTCCAGAGAATCAACAAAGAATTCTTTGAAAGCGAGGATAGAGGATTCCAGAGCTGGTGCGCTGATATGTGGGCTGTTCTGTGGAACCTGTGGGTGAAAGAAAAAGAGGTGAAGGTGATTGATGAAATGGGATTCTCTTGGGCTCCTGACCCCATCACCAAACTAGAAACCCACCCCATCCTTCATAATGCAGGTGTTGTAGGCACTAGAATGGGTGACTACAGCTGTTTTTACAAGGGTAAGTACCACGCTGGTGGTGATCCTACAAAAGATGAGCATCTGGATGTGGTGTTGAATGATGAAAATAGCAAACCGCGTTGTACATGGTATTACGCAAACGAATTGAAGAAATTATCTAATAAATATAACCTTAACTATTAACCCTAATTATTATGGGAACAATTGATCCTCGTCCTTTAAAGGCATTTGTCCGTTTCGATGGAAGCGGAAGAATAGTTGCAGGTAGTCTTATTCTGAGAAGAAAGAAGCCCAAAGTTGGTAAGTGGGTGGAAATTCCAGCGTATGAGTGCTGCAATCCTACTACTACCACAACTACCACTGGTGTACCTGTCACTACGACAACCACTACTACAGTAGAACCTACCACCACAACCACTACTACTACAGGTGGGTAAAATCTTAACCTATGGCAACTGACAATAAACTGAAAGCTTATGTTCGTTTTGACGGAACAGGACGTGTAATCGCTGGAAGTCTTATCCTTCAGCGCTTTAAACCCAAGGTGGGCAACTGGGTAGAGATAGACGCAAATGAGTGTTGTAATACTACAACAACAACCACTACAGCATTTCAATATGAAGTTGGTGACGCTGCATTGGGTGGTATTATTGCATACATTTTACAACCAGGTGATGAAGGTTATGATCCATTAGTTCAACATGGTTTAGTAACCACCACAACCAATCCTTTCCAGGCTGGTTGGGGTTGTTTTGGAACTCTTTTAACAGGGGCTAATGGACAAGCTATCGGGACTGGATTACAAAACAGTCTTGATATAGCTGCTGAGTGTGCTGATCCTTTCAGTGCAGCAAAACTTTGTTTGGATTTAAACGAAGGAGGATATACTGATTGGTATTTAGCAAGTAGACTTGAACTCTTGAAATTATATGAAAACAGGGTTGCAATCGGTGGATTCCTAAATCTTCGATATTGGTCTTCCTCACAATTTGATGCACTTAATGCTTGGCGTTTAGATTTTTCAACTGGTCAACAGGGTGCCAGTAATAAGGATACTTCGGCTGTTGTAAGACCAATAAGAAGCTTTTAATTCTTATATATATATTTAATAAAATGGCAACTAATAATAAACTTAAGGCATACGTTCGTTATGATGGTACAGGCAGAGTTGTGTCTAGCAGTGTAATTCTAGCTAGAACAAAGCCCAAGGTGGGCAACTGGAAAGAAATCCAGACGTATGAATGTTGTGGTCCTGTTATAGGAGATTTCCTTCTCCTGGAAAGTTCTACACCAGAAGACAATCAATACATTCTTCAAGAAGACGGAAGTCGCATAATCCTTTAAAACTATGGATAAAAAGATTAGTCAGCTCACCGCAGCTGCACCCCTTACAGGGACAGAGGTATTACCAGTTGTACAGAGTGGTCAAACAGTTAGCACTACAGTGCAAGACATTGCTGATTTAGTAGCACCCACACGATACATGATGACGGGTGTATTTGTTAATATGTTTGGTGGCGACCCTGGCGGATTAAATCGAGATGTATTAGAATGGTCTCCAACATCACCCGCGTCAACGCACTCTTCGGTTTTGCCAATCCTTCAAAACTGCAAAATTATAGCTGCGGGATTTAAATGGATTAGTTCAACACCACCGACCATAGGAGTGGGTCAGTCATGGACTATTAACCTTTATAAAATGACAAACCCGTTGACGGGTAGCACAACAGCAGACGGGAATTTCACCTTAGTTGGAAGCATGGGAATAACACTTACTAGTGCTGATTCGGGTGTAACTGTTGGTGCGTTTTCAAGTGGGCTAAATTTATCTCTTACTACGGGAGATATTATTAGAATAGCGGGTGATGAAACAGGTTCAATTGGAACATCAACCGAGGAGGCTCAACTAAGTGTTCTATTTGAGGTTGTTTAATTATATTGTTTATTAAATGGAAAGTGAAGTTTAATGGCAAACGAATTTGTAATAAAGAATGGGCTTAGACTTCCGTTTGTAATTAAAAATTAAAAATAACATGTCAGATAAAAAAATATCCCAACTTACTAGTGCTTCCACTCCCCTTGCAGGGACTGAAGAGTTGGCGATTGTACAGAGTGGAGCAACAGTGAAAGCAACAGCTCAGGATGTGGCTGATTTGGCTCCAGGTGGAGGTTTTCCAACAGCATTAATTAGTTTTGAATTTGCAGCACCTGGAGTACTTTCATCTACTGTAGAATTTAACAACACTGGGTCAACCTTTGCTTTAACTGTACTAGATGCTGCCAATGGTGTTATGCGAATAACATCGTCATTAGGTATTATTAATTCTAAGACATTTATTACAATGAATGCTTTTAGAGACGCATTTAACTTTCCAGCATTTACAACTGCTTTTTTATGCCAAGCTTCTGTAAATAGTCCTACTGACTCATTTATTCAATTATCAAACGGAGATGGAGCAAATTTTAATTTAACAAATGCTGTTACGCAAAATCGAGTTTATATGCAAATTGTGTTTTATCCATAAAACCTAAATAATGGCAATTAAATCCCTATTCCCTGAGGAGATGATGAAGTCTTCTGGAGGAGAGATGACCTTAGAGAATGTAGCTGCTAAATTAACTTTTTTTCACGAACAGTTGCATCTATTGCATTGGCAGACAACTAGTTACGCAGAGCATCAAGCTCTTGGAGGACTGTACGATTATGTACATGATTTCAAGGATGGTGTGATTGAGAAGCTTATGGGCTACACAGGAAAGCGTCCTTCAGGATATAAGATTGATCCTATTGGAGCAGCTACAGCAACAGCTGTTGTTGGTGAGCTGATGGGATTTGCCTCTAGCCTAAAGAGCTTTGCAGAGAATAATAGTTATCATGACATTGCTAATCTGGCTGATGCTCTTTCTGGAGAAGCTGCTAAAACTAAATACCTGCTAACCCTGTCCTAATGACAATCAGCAAGAGGTTCTTCCCCGAGGTGATGCCAGATAACGAACTAGCTTATTTTGCTCATCTAGAGGGAGTGATTAACTCAGTGGATGAACTATCCACCCTCGAGATAACCAAGAACCCCCACTCATATCGCTTCAGACTGGCTCCTAGCCTGCCTAAGTATAATGAAATGCTACTCCAGGAGATCTTAAAACTACATAACATCTTCCAAATCAAGCTCAATCTGTCCAAGTCCATTAAGGCCTCTGCGACCATCGTGTTTGAAATAAATTTGGATAATTAATCTGATTCTCCTTATATTTGTACTCTAAACCAAACAGTTATAAATTATGGCAACTTACGATCCTAACAAACGTTACACCTGGACCCCTAACGACAAGTTTGAACTCAGCGGTGCTGAATTCGGACTTATTTTGAACGCTTTCAGAGCTACACTCTCTACAGAGGAAGCAGCTCGTATTCTGTTGATTAGTGAAGCTAATCAGGCAGTTGAGCGTGCTCTTGCTGCAGCTGTTGAAGCTGACATTGTAAAAGAAGCTTCTGAACAACCCCAAACAAATCTGTAATATGAGAAAGTTACCAAAGGCTCAAACTGGAACTTATAAGAGTCGCACTGTGGAGCGTAATCCTGAAGGAACCCACAAGATGATTACCAAGAACAAAACCACTGCTCGTGGGGAAAAAAGTAGTACAAAAGAAAAAAGAACTCTTAAAGGTGTACTGAAAGGTGCTCCTAAGAAAAGTTCTCCAGTTCTTAAAAATCCACTGTTTGACCTTGAAGTTGAAAAAGCAGTAAGTCAGGAGCGTTTTAAAGCAAGAAGTGGTAAGCAAATGATGAAACGTGCTGATGGAAGTGTTTCACAACGTGGTTTGTGGGATAACATTCGTGCAGCAGCTAAACGTAATAAGGCAGCAGGTAAGCCTGGTAAAAAGCCTACAGCAGCAATGCTGAAACAAGAACGTAAAATTAAAGCTAAAGGTAAATAAAATGGCAACGATTAAAAAATATCAAAAGGGTGGTAAAACACCTGCACCCACCTATAAGAACTTAAGAATGGGTGTGGCAAATGCAAGAAGAGAAGCAGGACAATCTACCAGAGGTGGATATGGTGCTTCAAGTGCAGATAGTGCAGCCTATAGATTTGGATTTGGCAGAGGCTTGAAAGGAGAGAAAGAATATCCTGGAGAAGGTCCTGTTCAAAAAATGGGAAGATGGGAAGGTCAGAATGTAGGTAAAACCTCCAAGAAGAAAATGATGGGTGGTGGTAAAATAACAAAAGCTCAAGCTGGTTTAAAAGCTTCTACTAAACGTGTAGGACCTGTTGATCCTAATGGTGCTTGGACAAAGGTTCAGGAAATGAATCTGCCTCCTCGTAATGTAAAAACCAAGGTGAGTCTTACAAAAGACAAACAACAAGGTGCTACATCTATGACTGCCAAGAGAGGTATAAAGGTGGCTAAAGCTAAAGGTGGTAAATGGATTCAGAGCGCTATCAAAAAGCCTGGAGCTCTTCGTGCTCAACTTGGTGCTAAGCCTGGTAAACCCATTCCTGCTGCTAAGCTTGCTAAAGCTGCTAAGGCTAAAGGTAAATTAGGTCAGCGTGCACGTCTTGCTCAGACGTTAAAGAAGATGCGTAAGAAATAATGCCAAGCATTAAGACACTCCTGAAGAAAGCGCCTAGGATGCGCAACACACTTCCTCAGAATGTAACACGAGGAAATGGCGTACGTAATCCACAGAAAGCGTCTGCTTATGTAGGAAAGGGGGTTCTTAAGAACGGAGACACTATTACATCTGTAAAAGGCTCCATCAGTCCCGTCCCAAACGGTCCCTTGATTAAAAGAAAAGGAATCGTAAGGGGCGTCTCTGTAAAGGGAAGCACCCTGAAGTCTGGTGGCAAAGTGAAGGTGATGGCTGGTGGTGAAAAGCATGTAGTTTATAAAGCTGCCAAAAATACTACTAAGAGTACAAAAGGAGACATAATTGTAAACCATCCTACTAAAGACAAGGGTAAATGGGACACCATCAACCTTACAAGAATTGGTAGAGCTAAAACTGTTAAACAGGGAGTGGCTTCTACCAAGAAGTGGCACAAGGACAATCCTAATTATAAGTACAAAGGTAAAAAGAAATAGTTATGGCTAGAATTAAAAAGGCTCAAACTGGAGCTGATACAGTAAAGTTGCGCACTGCTAAGAAGATTAGCAATGATGAGCTAGCCCGTATACGAAAATGGGAGTCATTAAAAAAATCTAGAATAAAAGAGTCTCTTAAAGCACAAGCTGATAATCGAGAATTAAAAAAACTTCCTAAACTACGTTCTGGTGGTAAATCACCAGCTTGGCAAAGAAAGGAAGGAAAGAATCCTGCAGGTGGTCTAAATGCTAAGGGTGTAGCAAGCTACAGAGCTGCTAATCCTGGAAGCAAACTTAAGACTGCTGTCACCACTAAACCTTCTAAACTTAAACCTGGCAGCAAGGCTGCTAACAGACGCAAGAGCTTTTGTGCTAGAATGTCTGGCATGAAGAAGCGTCTTACATCTGCAAAAACTGCTAATGATCCAAATAGCAGGATAAATAAAAGTTTGAGAAAATGGAACTGTTAACAATTAAAAATCAATAATGAAAAAAATCATTTCAATTCTTGTAATCGCTACACTGTTTGTAGCATGTGGTAACAAAGTTGTAGCTCCTGTTGTAACAGGTGCTGATTCTGTAAAGGTGGTTGTAGATTCAGTTGATCCAATGTCACATAAAGAAATCGACCCTGTAAAACCAGGAAGACTTCCTAAAGACACTATTCAAAAAGTTAATTCTTCATCAATAAAATAATTAATCATGAGAACAATTAAAAAAGCTCAATTTGGGGACCGCGTTGGTAGAGCTAGAGGCCAAAAGTGTGGTCTTGAGAAAGCACAACGTAGAGAAGATCGTATGTACGAAAGAGAAAATCGTAGAGCTGACCGTCAAGCTGATAGAGAAATGAAACGTGAAGCAAGAAGAGCCCCTAAGGCTAAAAAAGGCGGAAGCTTCCCTGATTTGAATAAAGACGGTAAAATCACTAAAGCTGACATCCTGAAAGGACGTGGTGTTATTGCTAAGAGAGGAATTAAAGTTAAGAAAGCTCAACAAGGAGCAAGAGTTTCTGATCCAATGTCACGTAGAGAAATTGATCCTGTAAGACCAAAAAGATTGCCTAAAGGCACCACTAATAAAGGAAGTCTTAGTATCAAAGGTCAAATTAAAAAAGGATTAGATCCTACTAAAACAATCAGTCCTAAAAAAAGGCTTCGCGTTGGTGGAACACTTTCTCCTAGCATAAGCAGTGTATCTAAGCGTCTTGGTTCTAGCAAAAAACTGAGAGGTGGTGGAACACTTGCTCCTACTAAATCATCTACTTCTAGACGTCTTTCTTCAGCTCATACAAGAAAAGCTATGGGTGGAATGAAGATGGGTAAATGTAAATACGGCTGTTAATATGAAATCAGGAAGACCAAAAAAGGCTCCTAAGGTGAGCCCACCAAGACCCATCAATGCTAATTATATGAAGGAAGCTGATACAAAGCTTCGTCGTAAAAGCAAAATGTGGCCTATGAAGTCAAAACGTCTATCCAAATAGTTGTTGTTCATAGTTGTTTGTTTAATACAAAAGCCCCTTTCTAGGGGCTTTTTTCATGGTTGTATGAGGTTTTTATAGGAAGATGCACTTGTTGCATGGTTCATGTAATACATGAACTCCTCATTAGCTCTGGCCTCCTCCAGAGAAAACTCCCAGGGATAGTGCCTGGCTACGTAGGGAAATGTGGTGGATGCTCCTCCTATGAAATACACAGGATGTCTGTACAGAGCAAATGTTGTATCAATCTGTACATCCATGTACACATCATTCTGTACAGGGGACTTCTCCCATCTGTCTTTCTCATACAAACGTAAACGTTTATAATAAGGAGATTTATCTTCTACTCTCTGCCAGTCTAGTCCCAGTCCTATTTTATCTATGTTCAGGCTCATCATTCTATCCTTTAGATAGAGCAATGTGTCGTCTGGCGTATCTTCAAGACCCATGTCTGGATCTGTAACAACGTAGAATGGAGCCTTTAAATTAGCTACCACTTGTTTTAACCAGGGAGCAGCTATTCCCACATTTCCATGACGCTCTATCCTGCAGGGATTAGTAGCATACCACTCAAGTAAGGGGGGATAGGTAGACTCATTGTCTACAATAACTATCTCCCCCACACCTTCGTAGCGCTGTATCCTCTCCATCATAGCCTTGGGCCATGTGAGAAGGTTTCTATTGTTTATGATGACGGGGATTCCCATGGTTTCTTGATAATAAGTAGCTTGTCATTAGCCATCAAACTCATAGAATGAGGGCTCTCTCCCAGCCATCTTTTAATTCTCTCAATAGTCTCTGATCTTCTAGCGTGTCCTGCATGCAAATCCTCAATAAAGTAGTATCCTCCATGTTTTACATGCTGCCACAAAAGCTTAAATGATGCTACTATATGATCACCTTGGTGACTACCATCATCAATAATGAAGTTGAAAGGTGCAGCCATCCTAGCAATATAGTTTATCAATGACTCGTCTGTCTGATCCCCAATATAGATGTGGTAAGGGTTTGGTTGTTCGATATATTGTTTGACATCCTTGTCTATATCCAGTGCATGGATTTCTATCTCGTGGTTGTATTCACTCCACATTCTGAGGGAGTCACCATGCCAGATACCAATTTCCAACAGTCTACAACTCCCTGTCTCAGGGATGTATCTGTCGTAAATCTCTGTGTATCCATGCTTTTCATAGTGTTCTGTTCCCTTATCGGTCTTTTGCCTATTGGCAATATCTGTTAGTCTTCCCATAAAATTAGTTGTGTACGAATAATACTTTTTGAATTTTGGATATGTTCTCGTGCAGAAACTTGGTCCTGAAGTTCTCAACAAACCACCCATCAGCATCGTACATCTTACCTAAGTCAATCTGTTGAGCCAGATCTCTACGAGTAGCAAAGGCTCCCATATCAATTTGTCCTCCTGCAGGTGTACATTTGAAATAGGCATAATTGTAATGTGAGTGTACCATGTCCCAGTAAATCATCCCCACCTTCATCTTGCACAGAGGAAGTATCTCCTGTACAAAATTGGGTGTGTAATAGTTGTCATCTCCTGTCATGATGATGTAGTCAGCCTCACTTTTCTGCTTTCCATATTCTCTTGGAGTGTGACCCCAGTCATTATAGCGTTTGTCCATCTTGGACCAGCGTATTCTGGGATCATTAAAGCTTTCTACAAGCTTGACATTATCTACATCCTCAGGGTTGTCAATCACAACATGGGCTCCCCAGTCTGGATTAGTTTGTGCCATCAGTGAAGCGAGCATGCACTTCAAAGGTTCAGGACGGTTATACGTTGGGATTATGAAGTCTACTAACATAGTCTTTTACCATTTGATCGTAATCATGATTAAATCTAGGAACTAGGGGAACATCTCCTGTAGGTATCTTACCCTGCTGTCTTAGATTTTCAATGTGTGCGCTGTGTCTTTGTATCACGTTTGGTTGACCAGGTTTATCGTGTCCCTGACCAGACATGTGATAACCTCTACCTCCCCACATATAGAACCAACTGGCCTCTTCTTTAGGGGGAGTGGCAAACAGTCTACCACCATGTCTATGCAAACGCTCTATGAAAGTCATATCATACCCAGCATTCTCATCTGGATGACCACCAATTGCTTCCCAGGCAGACTTTCTAAATACAATACCAGAGTTACCTATCCAAGTGATGTCAGTGATGCTATCACCGTTAAAGAACACTCCTGGATTCCAATGTAGGATGTTCACATCGTCTGTGAAATACTTAGCTACATTCTTTAAATGCCAGGATGTGGCTACATCATCATCATCCCACTGGCAGATGATTTCTCCATCACAAAGCGTTGTAGCAAAGTTTTCCTTTGCACCAATGGTACTGAATGTTTGGTTAACATTAAACACCTTCACCTGAGGGTGGTTAAACACCAGATTCTGTAAGGGATAGTCGTTCACTATCACTAGCTCACACTTGTCAGCAGGGTAGTCCTGCTTGAGGAAAGCGTTTAGGCTCTCCTCAAGCGTGTCCACCCTACCGTAAGTGATGCATTTACAGCTTATAAATGGTAGTTCCATATTATCCAATAGATGTTAATTGTTGAAAACGAATAGCATCAGTTGGATCTAAATAGATCTCAGATTGGAAGATGTTCTTCTGGCGCTTCACTCCCTTCACCTTGTTAGTGCGAGGATCAACATCAGGCACTTCCTGAGCACGCTCATGAAGGTCATCCAATAACACTAAAAGTCTACCATCTTCAATAGTGACACTTCTGATCACCTTATTGATGTTAAAACTGTCTCTGAATTCCTTGAACTCAGGGTTCTCTGGGGTTCCACTTACCAGTTCTTTTCTGGTGTAGAAGAATTGATTTGTCATTTGTTGGGTTTTAAATTTTTATAAAATTGTTGGCTCAAGTGTTGCATTTGATAACCATAGGCCTCCTCTGATATATCCTCAAAGGGTACACCAGAGAAGCGCATTATGGCTAGCGTGGCATGCAAGAGTTCGTGATTAGCAACAGCTATGTCTTCAGGACTGTTAGACATTTGAGATAGCCAAATTGCGGTGGGTCTTCCATCACTATTTATGAATGTATAACCTGCAACTTCCTCAAATTCATATGCATTTACAGAATCTTCTATGAAAGAGTTGATGTAATTAGCAGCCTTTTCAGGATCATCCATAATCACAACATGAATAGAAAAAGGGAATGTACCTCCATCCATATCAAACATCATGTCTCTAGTGACAGGCTGTTCTTTGGGGCTTGTACATCCAATCAGTAGTAGCAAAAGAATCAGTAGCTTATTTGCCATATTCAAAGTCTAAAATTTTACCTACTAAATCACTTCTGTGATTCTCCTTTAGTTTAATCCACTTAATTTCTTTAAGCTTTTTAGAAAGCTCAATAGCATAACTAAGTCCGTTAAACTCATCTTTGATATCCTTCTGTTCATTGTCTCCATTGATAATAATCTTTCCTGTTTTACCTAAACGTGTGATGATGGCTAGCATTTCTGCCTTAGTGAGGTTCTGAGCCTCTTCTACAATTAGCACATCATCGATTGTCTTACCACGGATGAACTGAACTGGGAGAGCTTTTATCTTTTCATCCTCAATGAGTTTATCTACCTCCTTCTTATCAGAACAGCATTTGTTCAGGTTCTCAATAAAGGCTTCCATGTATGGATCAAACTTCTCACCAAGTGAACCAGGGAGAAAGCCTAAGCTTCTACCCACCTCAATAGCAGCTCTGGTGTTGTAAATACAGTTCACCTGCTTCTTCTTGAGAAAGTCTAGTGAAGCCTGAGCACATACAAGGCTCTTGCCACATCCAGCCCTACCAGTGATGATAACTATTTGATTCTCAATGATTAACCTTTTTGCTTCCTTCTGTTCCTCATTAAGCTGTATGGCATTTATAGACTTGATATCAGCTTTACGTTCTCTATTTGGTTCTTTCATACTTTGCTTTTAACAGATCACGCCTTCTATTAACTTCCTCATATCTATACATGTCTAATTCTACCTGATCATGCTCTTCTAAGGTCAAAAGTATAATATTCTCCTCATCAAAACAAGCCTGAGGGTGTTTTTCTTTAGGAAGGATGTGATGAAAGAACACTGTTAGAGGCTCTTTTCCCAAATATTTTCCACTAACCTGAGAATAATGAGGAAGTTTTTTCCATAAAGACAGAAAAAACTCCTGCATATTCTCCGCATTTTTGCGTTGAATAGGTGTTCTATTTAACGCACGAGACTTTGGAAGAGCTTTTCTAGGTTTGTGTCTGAAACAGTGAGATCCTTCACACCTTGCTCCACACGTAGGGCATGTGTTCATTTTACACGATTGTAGGTTTTAAATTTAGCCCTAGCATTGTACATGTCTATAAGGAAGTTAACGTCCTCCTTAGCCTGCTTGAGCTCTTTCTTTTTACGCTTGTCCATCTTCTGCAGATCTTCAAGCTGTTTTTCTATCTCATCACAAAGCTCAACGAGGCTTAGATATTGCTTGGAGAACAAGCTGGTGTTCTCGTCTTCCAGGGATAATATTAGTTTACTCATAGAAAACTATTTACCAGTTGAACCAAATCCTCCTTCACCTCTTTCAGTGTCAGAGAGCTCGTCTACTTCCTCCATATAGAATCCCTGTATGGGTTCAAAATAAAGCTGACCACATCTGTCACCTATGCCATAGGGTAGAGGTTGGTAAATCATTTCTCCTAGACACTTGAACACCATCATCCACTCACCACGGTAGTCAGCATCTATAATACCAATAGAGTTGGCTAATATCCAACTAGTTTTGGATAAGCTGCTACGAGGGACAACGACTCCTTTGTATCCTACAGGAATTTCTGTGCTAAACCCAAGCCCAATGATCATCTTATTGGGGCGTTCGATCTTAACGCTGTGGGCAAATACATCAAAACAAGCAGCATCCAAACTCCCCTTTACAGGGAGCTTGGCTTGCTCATCTTTTTTCTTAAATCTGATCTTCGGTTTCTTGCTGGACATCTGCTTGTTTTATTTTGTCAAGAATAGCATTTCTGATTTCTATGTAGAACTCGGGATTGTCAAGTAGCATTTGTTTGAACTGCTCTAAATCATACTTAGTTTCTTTAAAAGTCATGGTTTTACCATACTTTCTACCCACTTCATATTCATTCATGAGCTCAAGCACTTCACCAACCTTGTCAATACCCTCACCATACACAATCTCAAAACTAGACATACGATAGGGAGGATTCATCTTGTTCTTGGTAGCCTTCACCTTGGTTAGATTACCGTAGGTGACATCACCCTCTTTTGCTAAGGACCTGCTCACCTCTACACGAACATCTGAATAGAACTTCAATGCATGTCCGCCTTGTGTTGTTGTAGGATTGCCAAACATCACACCAATCTTCTCACGATACTGGCTGATTACAATCACACAAACATTGTTTGCAGACAGGGCTGTCTTTAGTTTTGGATAGGCGTTGCTGTTCAACACAGCTTTCTTACCGATGGCACTATCACCCACCTCACCATCTAACACCTTCTTAGGAATCAGTGATGAATCTGAGTCGATAATTACCAGGTCCACTTCTCCAGTGTTGATCATCTCCATAGCAATGTTAAAACCCTCCTCACCGCAACTAGGCTGAGCGATTAACATCTTAGTGGTGTCTACACCCAGAGCTTGGAAATACTTCTTATCAACAGCATGCTCGCCATCTATGTACAATACAGTGCCTCCTGCTTTTTGACATTCAGCTGCTGCATGACCACAGATAGTTGATTTGCCTGTACCCTCCCATCCCATCAGTTCATAGAGGCGCCCTTTCACAAAGCCACCCACACCTAATGTGATGTAGTCAAAACCAATTGATCCTGTGCTGATTACATCATAATCACCACCAGTTTTACTGTCTAGTGCAAGCACTGTGCCTACACCATACGTCTTGTTTAATTTCTCTAATGCTTCTTGGAATTTACTCTGTTTAGAATCAGAGATTTCTTGTTTTGCTTTTGCCATATGTAGTTGTTGTTTAATACACAAATATAACGGTTTTCCCTATGAAAACCTAACTTTTTTACAAAAAAATTAGCCCCGAGTGTAGACACACCCAGGGCTTTCGTTAACTGTCGAATAGAAACTCTTATTTACTCTTAGTTTTCTTTTCTCCTTTCTTGTGCTTAGGATCAAAAGGGCAATGTTTACAGCCTGAACCACAACAATAGCCACGTTGTTTATGGAACAGCTCTGTAAATACCACCTTATTACCCTCTAGGTAATAATGCATGCCCTCTATGAAATCTTTGTGGTATTTCATTAGATATTGATGTCACATGCACCACCACTGCAAGCACTGACCTGTCCAAACTCTACACTGTCATCTAGTTCTGTCACCTTGGTGAGATCTAGTGTATGGAGTGTAGCAATTCTCTTTTCATATTCTTCCTTAGAGATGTCCTCAAAAGGCGCTTGGACATAACTTCCTCCAAAATAAGGGAGAACACTTAGACCATTATACACCTCCCTATTCTCCCACATCCACATACCTACTGCTTCCCATTCATCAATTACTCCAAATAAAGCATCGTACTTTTTATTCTTGTCAATATAAATTGTAGCACTAACATTGTGAGTGTTGTCTCCTATATTGTGTCCTTCTTTGATCCACTCCATGGAAAACTTCTTAACACGCCTAAGGGTTTCAAGTGCTCTTTCTGTACGGAAGATGGACCCTTCAGGTGCTTTTACAGGAATACGTACACAGATGGTATCGTGTGGTCTAAGTACATCATCCTCAACGAGTTCTGGATGGTTTACCATTAGAAAACTAGCAATATCCTCATTCTTACCAAAGCGCATAGTACGCAGATAGTAATCATTGTGCCATGCGTGGATACCTGATGCTGTTCCCAGGACCAAACTAGTTGTACCAGAAGGTTTAATACATGTTACACGAGCTGCCTCATTAGTTCCAATCTGCTCGCTAATGATGGCATTAGTCATCTTAGCTACGCGGGCTGCAGCTGCTAGGTTGTATTTCAGAATCTCCCCTGACCCAATCCCAGTCATTCCTATCCCGAGGAGGGCATCTTTCTGGGTGGTTTTAGACCAAATGGGGCGTAAGTAGTGAAAGTCTGTAAACCCAGCCTGCAGAGTTCCAAAGAAAGCTGCTGCTGTAACACGGTTATTCAGGTCTTCCTGACAAGTAACATCTGATACATTCACCTCACACAGGTTACAGAACTGATAGGGTCTGAGAGCAATCTCACAGCAGGGGTTAGTTCCCCAGTCTAGGTTATTTGTCCAGTAGATTCCAGGCTCTCCAGAACCAGAAGCTTCAATTCTCTTCCATAGAGAATTAAATTCTTCCTCTTCTACAGAACCTCTGAGTAGAACAGCAGAGTTATTAGCCCTACCACGCTGCTCATTAGTCTCCCACCAATTACCATACTTACAGGTGATCATTTCCTCATCATCATGGCTAAATAGGGCAATCATGGCAGATCTGCGGATACCACCAGCCAGTACACTGTTTGCAATGTGACAGAGGATATCGTGGCAATGTAATGGACTGAGCTGATTACCAGGCTCTATTCGGCTCAAAACAGCCTCTACATGAGCCAGACATATCTTTAGAGGCTCAGGTCCAGGAGCTTTACCACCAGCTGTAATCAGTCGAGCGCCCTTCTTACGGATAGCTCTAAAGTCAAACTTAGGCATAAATCCTTCCTCTAGATAGGCTTTCATGAGCACTTTCACAGCGTCTGCCCAGCCCATAATACTGTCTTCAATCAGATAATTGCGCTGTTTTCCAGGCTTTGTAATAGCTGGAAGCTGCGCAACGTGTTGTTTTTGAACACTATAGCCTACACCTGTACCTCCCAGCAACAAGAACATAGTCTCATTGAAGCTATGAATGCTGTCAATAGGCAGATAGCAGCAGTTGTAGATTCTAGCATTGTTCACCTCAGCTGCAGCACCTGCAAACTGAAGAGCTCTCATAGAAGGGAGCACCTTCTTGTCTCTGATGTAGCCAGTGGCTTGTCTAATCATATCCTCTAGCTTAGGATATTTCTTTACCATCATCTGCTCATACCTGCCAACAATCTCTTCCCATGTTTCCCTGCGTTTAAGCTCAGGAACATACTTCGCATACTTACTAAAAATGGTCAGGGAACTCAATGCGGACAGCCCCAAATCCTCTTGAACTTTACTCATTTGTTTAGATATTTTATTGCGTTACTTAAATAATTTACATTGTCATCAAATTGTCCTAACCCTTTATTACATTTCTCACATAAAACTCCTCTCACTTTACCTGTAGAATGGCAATGATCTATGTGAGACGACTTTTCGTTTATACCTATTTCACATATTGCACAGCTATGATTTTGATTATCAAGCATTTGTGTAAATGCTTCTTTTGTAATACCATATCTATCAAATCGAAATACTTCTTTATGGTATTGAGTATTATACTTTGTTTGGCAATCTTTACATCTTGACTTCAACTTACCATTTCCATTTGTTCCAAATTTATCAAAACTCTTATACTGATGGCAAAATGAACAAAGTTTCTGATCACCCTTTATTAAATGTCCTTTTCCTCCAGCCTGAATAGAGTTGGAACATGACTTGCATGCTAATTGTTTACTATTTGCTCTATGAAACCCACTTTTGGATTTATAGTGCCTAAGCTTACCACAAATCGGACAACTGTTTGTGTATTGAGAGTGTATTTGCATGGCTAAATGAAAGGGTCACAAATTTACTGTGACCCTTCCAAATTACCAAGACAATTTGAAAATTCTATCTAATCATTTTTCTTATTGCCTCTCCAAGATCTGCATCGTTTGGATAGAGTTTAACCATTCTGGTTATTTCCTGTCCCAAGCTTTGTAATTTTTCAATGTAAAGCGTGGCATCCATGAGCTCCTCTTGGAGATGCTTTAGAAAATTGTCGTGATTGTTTTCTGATAGTGTGGTACCATACTTTCGATACCCTGTTTCACTACGCTCAGAATACTTTACTATCACTTGTTCCACTATCTGGTCCTTCATCGTTTTTGGTTTCAGAGATGATAATGTTTAGTTTTTCGTCCAGTATTTGAAAAGCACGTTCAACAGCAGCATACTCGGCTTCCTTTCTAGAAGGGTAAACTTCAACACTTTTTACATCTTCAATACTCCACGTAAATCCTTTGTAGATACACAATACGTTGATAATCACCTGGTTATCATCAAATACATCAAACAATACCCTGGGATTACCCTGAATCATCTGAGCCACCCTGTCGTTTGAAATCCCCTGCTGGCGCATGAAGTCTTTGAAATCATTAGGGACATTCTCATCCTTAAAAGACTCGATCATCTTCTCCATAAACCAATTGCTTACAGCTTCTGTAGCGTAGGGATACTTTTCTAGTAGATTATTCATTTTCTTTTAGTTTTTTTCGTTTTCAGTAATTTCATCAAGTTTTGTTTGCCAGAAGTAGCCTTCGTAGCTCTCATCAGAGTTATTAAGTCTGTTTAACTCTTGGCCAGCAAGTGTGTGTCTGACCACCTGCATCTCGCAATAAATCTTGAAGTTTTTATCACCATAGGTTTTCTTTAGCACCTCTGCTATTTCATTGTCATACATGTTCTTTTAGTTTTTCAATGTTAAGAATCTCATCCTTTAGGATGAATGCATGCCACACTTCCTGATCATCATCAAATTCTACGCCTAGCTTGTCCTCCCAGAATTTAATCAAGTCTTCTGTTCTATTGAACACACGATATTGCAAACTAATCTCATCTCGTTGCAAACCGTTCTTCTTTATCTTGATCACCTTGGGAAACAAGGCTTGGAAGTCTTTAGATGTGCGAGAGTACAAACCCTCTTTGATAAGCATGAAGTCTTTGTTGAACTTCTTGTTCAGCTGATAAACTACCACCACAAACCCATCTTGATAATCATAATCATCAACAATGTCTTTCGTGCGTTCATACTCACTGTCTAGAAATTCTCTGAATTTATCAAGGTCTTTGGGTTGGAAGAGCAGATAGATGCAGTTTTCATACTGCACCTCTCTACTTCCATCTTTTACATAACCATTAATAAATCCATTGTCTTGTAACTCACCTCTTGGTATCTGGAGGGTGGGCACCATAAATACACTCGTAATTGTCTTTTTTACATCATTCATCCTCTAATTTTTACAAGTCCATTGGTAATGCTGTTTTCTCTTGAAATGTTCCATACGTTATTCTCTAAGGCCCATTTCAAATCTGCAATGATTGTTCCCACTCCTTTATACTCTCTACTCTTGTGGGTAAAACCACTATAAGCATCCTCTAAGTCTTGCTCAGAAAGCTTGTAAATCAAAGGGTTGTAATAATTAGTGCTGTCACAAACAAGAAATCTAGGAGGCAACACATCGTATTCATCCAGTTCTTCTTGACTATCTCTGAAGGCTGTAGCAGCAATAGTGTACAAATAGGCTTGAATATAGGCACGACGATACAGATAATACTCCTCCAGGAAGTTCTCTACAGACCATGTGCATTTTAAATCATACACCTGAACTGTTCGCTGTTCGTGATCAACGACCACCTTATCCATCATACTCTTGAACATGTGCCCATCGATCTCATAGTTCTCTACCTGCAGCTGGTTGTATACAGAATAACGAGGACTGTTCACCAGATTCACTACATCCTTTGTAACAGGATTGTTGCGTAGCTCTTCTACAATCTTCTCAGCGTTCGTTACATCTTCTGCTGTCACTACAGTGAGACCTTTAGATTTTACAAGGCGCATCTCGTTATAATAAATCTCAGCATCAGAGCCTACAAACTTACCAATCACTGCGTCATACTTAATCTTGAACCCAGATTCTACGTATGCATCTTTGGATATGTCCTCAAAGCTTCTAGTTACATTACCATGATCATCTGTAGCTTCCTTTGTATGTTTATACAAAGCGTTCACAAAAGCTAACATCAGAGCTGATGGAGCTTCTGCACAAGAAGACATGTGGAATCTATTATCAAACTCTTCTGGTTCTAGCAAAAGTGTCTCTACCACTCTACCAATAGTGGCAGCCTGAGTGTCTTTATCCTCTACATCCTCACCCAGTATATACTTTCGGTAATACTTCTTTCTGTCCATGCTGAATTCCTTCAAGCTGGACGAGCTATCAATTGCCTTAGCACGATAGGTTGCTTCTGTTTTTACTGTTCCTTTAATCATTGTTTTTTGATTTTAAAAAGTCCAAGTTTCTCATGGCACCTTTACCCCATCTACTGTTCTTACTCACCTTCTTATCCTCCTGTATTGGGGACAATGGTTCTCCTGCTGTAGGATTGCCATACACCTGGAGGTCATTTTGATCCACGGTTCTTAAGATCCCTGTGTTATAGAAGCGTACAATAAACTGAGGATTGGAGTGAACACTACCCACAATCATGAATAGCGCCACTCCATACCCTAAGTCTTTTACTTCTACATCAAATGGATTTAAGATCTCGTGCACTGTTTGCACTATCATCTTTCTGTGTTTGTTTAAATGCTTCGATAATAGAATTATACATAGCTCTCACCTCTCTAGGAACTCTAGCAAAGAACCATCTCACCTCTGGAGCATATTCATTACCCCTAGGATCTACACCCTGAGGATCAATAAGCCAGAAATAGTGGCGTTCTCCTTTGGATTCTACATATCCCTCATGCCACACCTCTACAAAAGAGGCTTCTTTGTTAATCACTATCTGATTAACTTCTTCATTTTGTTTCTCCCACATCTCATCGTTGGGATCACGGTCATTGTTGTAAATTGCCATTCTTTTTAGTTTAGAGGTTTTTATCTTGTTCAGGAAGCTGTTTCAATGGCTCTAAGTCCATATCAGTTCTATACTCATTCAACTCCTCTAGTGTCATGTAATCGATAGCGGGATGTATTTTTAATCCACAATCATAACATGTAATAGCTGTGTAGTCAAACGGCTTCCAATCTGTGTACAAATCTGCGTCACCTCCACAATTGGGACAAGGTGTTCCGCTTGAAAATCCACTCATGGTTTTAATTTTTCAATTTTAGTTTTTTCATCGTGACACGTAGAACACAGCACCTGCAAATGCTCTCTTTCACAGAACAGACGCTCTACAAATCCTGGAAGGTCTGCTGCACAGTTTAGGCTTCCTGCAGGAACTATATGATCCACGTTAATTTTCTTCTCTGGATACCATTTCTTACAGTCATTGCATAAGTATTCAAACTTCTGGCGCTTGTTAGGTCCTTTGTATGGACGACGTGCTTCCAGCTTGCATTGTAATATAGGTCTCCAGAATCTACTCTTCTGTCTCAGAGCACTACGAATGAAAGACCAAAAGGCACTTTCAGTCATAGTACCAGCATTCCTTGGCCTAGCTACTCTAGGTTTTCTGGATGCTCGTTTCTTCTTGATTGTCATATAGTTATAAAAGTGGGACCGTAACAAATATAAACTATTTTTGTTACAGCCCCAAATTTATTAATCAACAATCATCTGCACTCGAGAACTGATTTCGCTCTTCATCTCATCAAGAGATTCAACGATGTTCTCAATTTCCACAGTGGAAATATGAGGAAGGTTGAACTCATGCTTCTTACTCTCAGCAACAAAACCAGATTGGGCTTTATCAGCCAAATCTTCCAGTTCACGAACAGCATAGCTATCATCTAGCTGCAGAGTGTCAAAATCTAGATCATGCAGGATTTCTGTAGCTTCTTCACGAGGAACGGTCATGATTGGTACATACTCCC